TTATGATCTTGTAATCTTGCTTCTGATAAAACAAAGGTTTCATCCATATCACTTGGATTAGCATACCTTTGGCTAAATTCTTGGAATGAAAATGATCTATGTCTTAAAAGCTGTCTAGCAATGTCTCGAGTAGTTTCAATTTCCATAGTGGCTGAAGCCATTTCAAGAGGAGACCAGTGCTTATGCTTAATTAGGTATTTAATAAGCTTTTCGCTGGTTGCACTATTAATTTGATTTGTAGGATTTGACACTCTTGCACAAAAAGCAATAAGATCTTGAACATCACCAATTTCTGGCATATCATAAACTTGTGTGTATCCTATCAATTTGGCTTTCATTACTTATATTCTCCAGTATCATATTCAACAAAATCTTCTTCGTACATTTCTTCCCAATCTGTTGGGATCATAATATTATGATTAATTCGTTTGATAGCTTTTGTTAGTTTTTTACTTTGAGGCATATCTTCTTCGATTTGCATAAGAGTCCTATGAACTAGCGCAAATGCTTCGTCATCACTAATTTCAATTTTCATTATTGTGCGTCCTTCATTATAAAAGTTCCTTTTCGTGAATTCAAGTAGTTTTTACCAGACACCTTTTGTCTAATAAAACGCTTATTTGTTTCTTCTTTGTTTGGATTTTCAATTGTAAATACTACATCTTTACCTTGTGCTAAAGCTTTCATTTGATTCATAAACCTGTCTCCTGAAGACATATAGTCTCTCCTCATAGCTTTACGAATTGATTTACTCACAGTACTGTGAATACCCTGTGATGTTTCTTTACCCATTATTTATCTCCAATTAAGTTGCTATATTTTTTTAGTTTTTCTCTTTTGGCTGTAGATGCCTCTAAAATATTATCACTAGAAATATTAAAATAATCACCTAATAAATCTAACATACATTGAACATCACCCATTTCATTTATAAGATTTTCTTTGTGCTTATCGCTCATACCAAACCGTAAAATTTTCATACATTCTTTAGTTAGCTCAGCACACTCCTCACTTGCTACAACAAGACATTCGGCTTCGGTTTGTTTCATAATTTAAATCCTTCAAAACTGCTATTAGCAATTCTTTCACCAATAGATGAATTATCAAATACCGGAGTATCATTCATTAATGTTTGAGAACTTTCATCGGCATCAAATAATCTCATTTTAGCTCTATTAACACCAATGACAAATCTTTTATGGAACGTTGGATCATTGTATCTATTCTTTAATTGTTTAACAGCAATTTGACTCATTTGTTCAAGTTCTTCAGTTGCAATGAGAGCAATCATTAAATCTGCCGTAGCGGGTAATCCAAAAGACTCAGACGTATCTTCAAGCCCAACATCCGAGTTACCGTAACCACTACGCGTCGTTTGCGTTGCAGAGACAATCGGGACATCGAATTCAACTGCCAATCCACGAAACTCTTCCGCAATTGCTTTAATATAATTATATGAATTAATAGCACCGCCCATACCTTTCATTCTAGAAGAAGCACAAATATTTAAATAATCAATATAGATAATATCTGGTATAAATGATTTTTTAAGCTTTAGTTCACTTAGTAGCGCCCTCATATGACCGACATTAGCAGAGCCGGTCGGGTATTCTTTTACAATAAGTTTACCATTTGTTTTTGTTGAAAGATTGTGGACCTTTTCGGCAAACATTGACTGACTTAAATCGGTCAATTGATCTATTTGAATATTAAGAAGATTAGCATCAATACGTTCAGCGATACGCTCTTCAGCCATTTCAGCAGTAATGTATAAAACATTTTTACCATCGGTTAAGTTGGCTGATGCAAAGTGACACATTGCTAGTGACTTACCTACGCCGGTTCCAGCCAAAATAATGTTCAATGTTTTACGTGGTAAACCGCCTTTTGTAATTTCGTTAAGCAGATCAATATCGAAAGGAATACGTTCTTCATCACGATGATAAAACTCATAACGTTCTTGAAATGCTTCAAGATAATCGTGGCCAACATTCGTATCAAATGATACACCAAGAGCTTTAGTCAGAATATCAGGTAAAGCATTTTTTGATAAGGTTTGGTGCTTACCGTCAATAATACTAATCGATTCCATAACAGCATTGAATAAAGCTCTATCTTGACACCACTTTTCAGTGGCATCAAGTAACCAATCTTCGTCACTCACTTCTTCAGTAAATAATTCTGGAATAATTTCTACCGCTTGCCGATATTGATCATCACTAAACTTATCAGCAGAATCAATCTCGATTTTAAATGATTCTGCTGACGGTAGTTTATTATATTTGGCAACAAATTTGCCGGATTGTTTGAAGAGTTCTTTATAGATACCTTCAAAATATTCTGCCTTAATAAAAGGCAAAACCTTTCTCATATATTTTTCATTAGTCAGAATGTTTTTAAGAACAACTTGTTCTATATTTGTGTTCACTCTTTTACCTCATTAATGTGTAAATCACTTGCTTTATTTTCAATAGCATCTTCAATAATAGAAATCAAAATATCACCAGCATGTTTTTGTAATTCTTCATTTTCTGAATTTAATGTTTCATCTGGACTATTTTCTACATGAAAGTCAAACGTCATCTGTTCACCATCTTCCATACGAATAGTACCATATTGTATAACACTTTCTATAAAATCTCCGGTTAAAAATCTAATTTGCCAATCATCATTATTTCCTGGAATAAATTCATAATCTTTATTTTCAATGTACTGCATTACGCCTCCATTTCTAAGATCTCATCCATATCTATATCAGATTTGTAACCAATAGTAAATTGCTTTTTTATAAAGTCTTTAAAATCTGTATTAGTAAAGATTGGATCCCAGAATTCTTTCTCAAGAGTACCTGCTTCACGAACTTTCTTTTCAGACACTTCACCAGTGGACATATCGACAGAAGAATACCAACCATTAGACGGCTTAACAACATAGCCACCCGCCATTGCTACTTCTAGTAAACCAGAATATTCTTCTACGCCACCTTCCCATGAAACTGAGATAGGGATCTTAGACTTTTCTTTTACAAATCGTGATTTCTCGATATTAATAACAAAGTCATAACCAGTAATTTCCGTGCCTTTTTTATTTTGGCGGCGGCCAAGGATCCAAATATTATTAGCACTATAATAAATCCCAGTGCCACCCGATACTACTGCTTTAGGAAATAAACCAATCTCTTGATATGTATGATTAACTGCAAGCATTACGATATTTTTCATAGCAAGATAGGGTGTTGCCATACGAAATAAACCTTTAAGTGCTTTAGCTCTCGACATATCAGCAACAGACTTTTCATTCTGAGCATCATCTAATTCTTTCTTCGAAGCAAGATTACCAATAGAGTCAATAACAATAATGACATCATCTTTAGACTCTAGACCTTCAAGCTGAGCAATCATATCAAATTTAAGCTCTTCTACATTTGTAATTGGAGTATGAAGAACACGTGATGTATCAATATCAAATTGCTCAAAGTACGCTTGAGGTGAACCAAACTCTGAATCATAAAATAGCATTACCTGCGTCTTTTTAGATTTAAGATAAGCACTTGCCATAAGAAGCGCAAACGATGTTTTGAAGTGTTTAGATGGACCAGCCAAAACCGTTAGTCCAGGTGTCATTCCACCATCCATAGATCCAGATAGCGCAACGTTTACCATTGGTACGCTAGTTGAAATCATATCTTTTTCATTAAAAAATTTAGACTCAGAAAGAACTTCAGTGGCCTTAAGCTTTGAATTCTTTTTAAGTTTATCCATAATCGACATTTATATCTCCTTTGATTATTGGACTATTATAACATAGAAAGAAAGTAATGTAAATAGTTATTTACTAAAAGAGACATTTTGCTCAAGCTCTCTTTTATCTTTCGTATATTCAGATCTAATCTTATTATTTGCTTGTATTACCTCATTTAGGACTGAAAATGATATTGCAAAATCTAAAAATGCTGAAGTATCTTTTGGAAAACAAGCTCCACCAAAACCCATTTTGCCATCAAATCCTGGAACACTCGTATGAGAGTTACCAATCCTTGGATCTGATCTCATTGCATAAGTAATCTCATCAAAATTACAATCGTGTTTTTGTATTATATTATAGAATTGATTAAACCATAATACTTTTGTGGCAAGAAAACAATTAACTCCGTATTTAATAAAACTTGCTTCTTTTAATGTCACATGGTGGCATGGGCAAGGTTTACATTTACTATATTTTTTATATATTTTTTCAATATTGTTTGTATCTTTAATATGCCCTCCAAATATATGCATTGCCGAATTAATGAAATCTTCATCTGCAGATTTTTCAGTTAAAAATTCAGGATTATAAACTACTCTATCACCAGAAAGTTTATCTATAATATCAGGTGTGACGGTTGATTTTATTACGATGTGTCCAGCTCTATTAAGCTTTAACCATTTAACAGTTTCAATTACAAGTGCAGCGTTAACTGATCCATCATCCTCGCTTGGTGTAGGTAAACACACAAAAAATACATCACAAAATGGATCAGTATCTGACACTGTGGTATTATACTTAATGTCAATTGGTGCAATATCACATAATTTTTTATCAAAACCATTAATAACAGCTGTGCCTACAAAACCACAACCGATCACGGATATTTTTAATTTTTTAGCCATTATACCATAAAATCCTCTAATTGTATACCTTTTTGAGGTGGTGTACCCTGCCGCTGTTCCCAGCCAGAATTCCACCCCGAATTATTTGCTAACGTTGATGGTATATGATCGAAGGTTCCATTTCCTCTAGGAACATAATTTTGCCCAAACCTGACAAAGTCGCACATTACATCTTCTAAATCTTTTGGTTTTCCGCCGGTTTGTTCTCTCAATAAATCCATAAAACTATCCGGCTTCCACCCACCAGACAGTTTTTTCATACACCGAATAGCGTTATTACCTAAGTATGTATGGCTATCAACATCAGCATATTCTGGAAAATAATCAGAACAATCCATTGAGAAGGCAGCATATTGAAAATTAAATTTCCTGTGTCCGGCAGATTTGTTATAAACATTTAGAAAGTCTACAATTTCTTTATGACCTCTTTTGCTTTTTACAATCCAGTCACCTAATCTATCTATGACGTCTGGAAGCTCTTTAACAAGAAAATCAACATTAGATACTCCCTTTTTTGGAGCAGGTGGTTGATTTCCGATTGATGTAAAAAGAGGTTTGCCAGTAGCTTTAGCGCTAACTAGGTCCTCAGACATGTCTTTAATATCACGATGCTTTCCCCAAAACTGAATAATATTATTTCTATATCCATGATCATTCTCAAATGAAGCGCCGGAACCAGTAACGCGGTGGCTTAAAAATACATACATCCAAGTTTTAGTGTCCCATTTAATAGAATCATTTTTAGTATTTAATTCTCTACGTGTTTTATTTTGCCATCTCCATTTTGGAGTTTTAGATCCAAATCTAAGATCCTGAAGTACATTAGAAAATCCTGCTGCATTACGAGTAAAGCAGTCGTATATGTCAATCTTTTGCATTAAAGGATCGTCAATGGCTTTTGCTGCCTCTGGACCTTCATAATCTAATGGACCCCAATTAACATTATTTTGAAGCCACTTTGCTTTTGGATAATAATAGTTGACAAAAATGTCTAGGGCTTCTTCATTTAACCAGCTCATCTTTTGGCCACTTCCTATAAGAATTTGTTTCATCAATAATAGCCCAACGATTCAATATTGGCTCTGCACCTACATTCCAAAATAAAATATCTTTATCTGAATTCTTTGGGATATACTTCCAAGCTTTACCATCATAAGTATCTATATTAGGAAATGGCGGAAGCTTATCTTTTTTCTCAGATGCTGTAAATGCTAACGGCTCGGATATTGCCTCAGCAATACCAAGCTCTCCGGCTTTCATATTTCTTGACACACAAACTGATGTAAATTTAGCATTTGGCCAAGCAATTTGAAGCCCCCGTGTGAGCACGCCCGTGGACGTGGCAGTATAAACCTCATCAGGTGGATCAATTTTTGATGCAACTTTAACGATGCCAGCTGTAACCAATTCATGCTTTAATCCGAGTGGAACAAAGAAACAATTAGATCGTGCATCAGACCACTTCTTTGCAATGGCATTTAAATTAGGCATAGCAGCAATTCTATGAAATTCTACTATCGCTCCACGTTCAATGCAACAAGCCTGATGTGGTGATATTTTTTTTGATGAAGGCATAAAAAGTTTAACTTTTAGATTATGTCTTTTTGCTACATCGAGTATACTTACTCCGGCTAAACCAGTTCTTGGTTGAACATAAACAACGGTGTCTATATTTTCTGGTAAAGAAGATATAAGACAGTCACCACCTCGAACCTTACTACCAACTAAGTAATCGTCTCTAACAACACGAATGCCCTCATGTACTTTAATTACAGGAGGGCCATAAGGATCTTCCCAATCCTTTGCTAATTCTAAATAATAATCCTTAGTTTCCTCAGGACTACTCCAAGGGAAAGGATAATCTTTATTGATTAAGTCAATTACGTGATTATTATGTGGCAAAAACTGATGCTCCCCAGTTATTTCTTTTATAAAATGGTGGAGCTATATGAAAACTACTACCATGCTCCATATAAGTTTCAGCATATTTTTGAGGATCCATGTTATACCAATCAGCTGGTGGTTGTATAACATTGCTAGTTCGTTTGTACAAAGCTGCTATAAACATATCTGTAACATCTCTACGCTGTTCACAGCTACCGTAAAACGGTTCTTTTTTAAAGAATCCAGATTTAGGAATGCGTCGACCCTCAAATTCTACCGGTACTGGAGCAGTAAACCAAACATCAGTTGAATCACTGCTATATTTCATAGCTTGTTCGTAATAAGAATTAATTAAAGAATCGATGTCTAAAGGATGCCGAAGTAGATGATGACGAATATCTATTGAACCCAAACAGAAAGTAATACGATTGAAATTATCAGTATTAATGCCCCGAGTAAGACTTCCAAGGCCGGTCCTAAGACAGCCAAAAAGAGTCTTGCCGTCATGACGCAAAACCATATCGCGACTATCACTAAAAGACAAAGTATGACTGTCTCCAATAATGGCATCATTTAATTCCAATTCTTCTTGTTTAAGTGATTTAACATTTTTAAACCTTCTGGATAGTAAATCACACCAGTCTTCAGTGATTCCTTCGTATGTAGTCTTAGCGCTTAGTCTTTTTTTTAACATAGCTCCATAATCAGGCATGTCCCAATCAAGTGAGACCACATCTTTACATGATGCAATTATATTCAACTTATCATAAACTTCTTTATTGGCGCCGCCAAATAGATTTAACGTTCCTCCAAAGTTAGCTCCATGATCAATATAAACAGTATTAGCTTTTCTAACATTAGGTGTACACTTATTATCTATATAAGCGTCAAGCTGATCGCGCCATAACTGTGACCAACCAAGAGTATGTGACTTAGCATTTACTGGAATATTGCTAATTGGATTCGTTATGACTTTCATATTGTTACCCACCTATATTTTAGACCAGCTTCTTTGTAATATGACTTAGATCTTTGCCATGAGTCATGCCATTTTTCATCAATCTTTTGTCGTGGCATGACTAGTTCAGCAACTCCTACTTGAATAAGTCCTTTTGCACAATCAGAACAAGTAGGAAGACCTGATACGTAAACAGTTGATTTATTTAAACACACACCATTAAAAGATGCATTATAAATCATGTTCATTTCAGCATGAACAATTCTGACATATTTCTCTTCTCGGTTACTATATAAGTTAGGACTATCAAGCATTCCTCGAGGAAATCCATTATATCCCTGAGCTAAGACTTGTCCTTTTGAACCTACAGCAATAGCTCCAATCTGACTTGAAGGATCCTTAGACCATCCAGCAATAGTTTTAGCCAGCTCTAAATATCTTAGATCCCATTTGTGTTGACGATTAGTATTATGTGACAAGATTAAAATGCCTTTCATATACGTGAAGATTTTGTACCTGCCAGATCATCATACCAGCACTAACCGGATCTTTAACTCTATAGATATTATTTAAATCTTCTACTAGTTTATTTTGTACATGTCGTTGCCAAGCATAATCATTCTTATAGCCAAATACTACATCATTAGACCGCATTTGGACTACACAATGAAGTAAATTATCACGAATATAGTAAGTGACAGCGTTAGTACAAATGAAATCAGATTTTCCATTTTCGTCAAACTCCACCCAAATAGAAGGCCGATTATAGATCATAGAAGCACGCCTACCATCGGGATTTTTGTCTAGTTCAGACAATGCATTTTGATATTGATCAAAATATTTATTAGCATAAATCAGATGACCATAGTTTGAATTAATTTCACCATGCGTATTAGCAGCATATTTCCAAGCCGCAGGCGCATCTTCACCAGACTCTTTATTAATATCAAAGATATTAGTCGACTGGTTATCATACCAATCTAATTCTTTTTGAATATATGAAAGAGACGGTTTACCGAATATAGATGGTTCATCAGCAATAAATGATGCGCCGATCATCTCAATAGTTCGTGCTCCGGTTTTATCAATAGTGAATGCTTCATCATTTAATTCATCAACAAAGAATTGACGAACATCTTTTACAGAATTCATTTTCATTGCTCACATACTCTCTTTCTTAGATCGCTTGTTGAAAAGCGATGATCACGTTTGTTAAAGTATAAATCAATTCCACGGTTGCGACATTCATCTTTACCAGTAAAATCCTTGCTTCTATACTCTTCACCAAGTATCCTAACATTAATTGGATACATGTTTATTATATCAAGTAAATCGGCTTCTGTACAATAAATAATGATCTCATCAACATATTTTATTGCAGAAAGCTGTACTTGTCTTTCCACAATATTTTGTATCGGAGAATTCTTTTCCTTACGATCAATATTAGGATTTACTTGCAGACCGCAGATCAAATAGTCACATTGTGACTTTGCTTCTCTGAGCATAGATACATGTCCAGCATGAAGTAAATCAAAAGTACTACAAGTAAATCCAACTTTCATTAGTCGTGTTCTCCATTATTTCTACGACCATTATATCCATCAATTCTATCGAAAAGTTTAGGATTGCGCTTTGCGGTATCAAATGTACCAACTGTAATCACAATTGCTGCTAATAACAATGTATGAACGATTGCGTTAACGCCCCAAAACATAATGCTTCCTATGTACATAGAGCATACAGATACCCACATCCAAGCAAGTATTTGCATAATTAAATGTCTAACTTGAAGATTTGGTATATTTCTTAAAGGATTAATATCTGCATCCATGACACTGTTCCAAGCATCATTAATAAATTCTCTCATTGTCCGATCTCCCTACAGTTTCTCTTATAATATCATTATGGTTAAACTCAGCCCAATATAACTCAAAGGCCACACCGGGTTCAATACATTCAAATTGATGATAAACTCCTGGTTTTACTTTAGTATATTCACCTGCTTGTAAAATAGTTTCATCAATTAAATCGTAATCTTTTTGCCATACACGGATGAGCATTATTCCTGACTCGATATAAAAGCCATTCCATTTATATTCATGAAGATGTTTTGAGCATACTCCCGTAGCTTCCATTTCAATACGATGAAATTCTAAAGTACCATTGGCTTCAATGAGTTCAGTCATTCCCCAGACTTTACCAGCTTTCAATTGTTTACTCCTTCATAGTTAGCAAGAAATTCTCTATCAATTTCTAAAGACCAATCTTTAGTAACATATGTTTTGCCATTCCATTTATATGTACCAGCAAAAACATAATCACGAGTTTTTTTATCATTTAAATATATAAAAACCCAATCAGGCTGATATAAACTAGGATACTTTTTACGCTTTTCTTTTAAACGATATAATACATTAGGAATATAATTAAAAACTTTTGTTACTTTTACTTCAACATCAATACCTTCTGGAGATATTACATCCTGATATGGTAAAGGATTATCAGTGAAATTACATTTTTCAATAAGAAACTGTTCAGCTGCTAAACCGTACATATTGGTAACAGTAATATCATCAAGAGTTCTACCTTTACGAGTAGACTCTTTATCAAAGATAAGTTGACTCTCAGCCTTTGCTTTGGCCAAGAGTTCTATCAAATTTATATCTTTAAGACTGAACGATCTCATTTGGTTTTCCTTTGGGTGCTATAGGACGATTTAGAAAATCACGATCGCCTGTCTGGCCATCAATGGCGCCATTCATATAAGCAGCAAAGAATGATGCATAATTAGTAATATCAACACAAGAGTCTTCGAGTGACTCAAAGTTCGGTTGATAAGTTGGATCCATTTCCATTGCTTCAAGAACAGATTGCATACGAAGGACTTTCGCAGCCATTGTATCAAGAATAGTAGCACAGCCGCGAGGATAGTAATCGGCCTGCTTTACTCTAGAGTTAGGATTTTGATAGTCATTACTTTTTTTGATTTGTACTTCTGCACACTTTTGCAGAAATCTAATTGAATACTTATCTTTCATTTAATAACCTTTCAAAGTTACTGTTTTACGGCCTTGATTTGCAACAGAATATTTAAAACGCCGAGGTTCAGTTTTAGCATATCCAGGACGGCATTTAACGATTTTACCACCTTTATTAAGATAGTCTTTTACTAGATTTTCAATTTCAGCTTTATGCATTTGGCAATTCCTTTCTGTCTCGTTGAAAGATGATTTCTTCGATTTCTTCTAGAGTCTCTCTGCATGTAGCTAGAAGGGGAGAGTCTGATGCAAGAATGAGTTTCTTAGCAGCGAAGATTTGACCGTAACGATCAAGACCTATAGGTATTTGATTAGCGATTGTTTGAGTGAATGAGTTCATAAGTATCTCCTTTATATGATACTACACTATCACAGTTTTAAGGCAATGTACACAGTTAATTTCATCTTTATGCGTTTTTATATGCATATTCTATAGCCCTATCAGCTTCTACATTAAGTGGTCTTTTTTCATATTTACGGGTCGTTTCATTATCAAGCTCTCTTACTAATTGCTCTATCTCGTACGCTGATATCGGATATTGTTTTTTAATAGCACTTAATGCTGTTGATACCATAATTTTATATATCATAGCGTATCGGCCTGAGTTATCAGTACCAGATATAGTAAACCATTCCTTAATATGATTCTTGTTAACAAATGGACAGTCTCGATATCCAGACCAAACTACATTAGTATTTTCCATCTTAGTCTTACGATGTTCAATAATCTGTGTTTGCATTTCCGGAGATAATCTATCCATGAATGACGAACCTCGCTTTTCAGCGTAAGCATGTTTTGCCATTAACTCGTGAGGATCAATGTTAGCACCAATATTACTGAATATAAAATTGTTAGCCCCAGCATACGCTGCAGGGATGTAATACATTCGAGATAAATCTTTAGTCTGTCCATCTCCGATTTCACCGAGTTCTTTATTGAGAGAGAACCAGAAATGCTTGATTTTAATAGATTCAACTGGCTCACTAAGCGGGAAGACAAGTCTAAACTTTGGATGACTATTGGAACTACTAGCAGTACTATAGCAAACATAAGAAAGACCGCCGAAACGATTACGTAACTCATTCTCTAGGTTTCCTTGAAACTCATGATCATCAACATCAACAGCAGCCCAACCTGACCAATCCAAAACATTTTTGTTTGCCCGAGTTGTATCATTAATATAACTAGCCGGTGATATAAGTTCAGCATCGCTTTTGCCTCCTCTTGGTATTTCTGATAGTTTGTACAACAGCTTCTCAAATTGAGAGAAGCTGTTGAATTTTATTTTACGATTAGTTTTGTTATCATATATAGACTTAAAGAACGTCGCGGAGACTTCCATGATTACCTCTATGATTTGGTGGTGTCCAACCGTGTGGTTTAAGAAGATCTGGCAAACCAAATCTATTTGGTCGACCTGGTTTTACTCCTGGCTCTTTTTCCATATTAGCTTTTAAGACTTTATTCCATGCTGCATTAGCATCAACCTTAAATATATCTAATGTGCCTATAGCAAATACGCACAAATCAATAAGACCATCAACAATTTCTTCGCTATCCGAATTATTTATGGCTGACATCGTTTCGCCGAGTTCTTCATAAATCATTAACATACGAAATTGAATAAATTTTTTCATGAGTTCTTTATCGTGTTTATTTTTTTCAAACCATTCGTCTACACCAAATTTATGGTGCATACCTTCAATGTCGTCAACCCAGTTATCGCTCATTATATTCTCCTTCATTATATATGTAATTATACCACATTTTTAACAGCTTGTAAATAAGAAAATGTGTCTTCCCAACTATTTACTTGATATGTACTATTTTCTCCTCCACGATCATGTACAGCTAATGCAAGTTCATGATCATTTCCACCTTTATCACACTTATCTCCAAAGAAATAGATAACATCTGAAGAATCAAAATCATCAAGAATTTGTGATTTATTATTTCCTTTAGCAGTAATATCTATACCGGTTTCACCAGCAACTTTAAATTCAAACAATGGAAATTGCTCTCGTAACTTAGCAGCAATATTATTTCTTTCGTTAGTATAATTGTCATATGCTACATATTGAATTCGAGTACGATTGCCTATATTTCTTCCTGGAATAGACAAGTTATATAGACCCGGACGTTCTTCAATGTGTTGTCCATTTTGAACTGGAAATGAACTATCAGTGATTGCCTTATTTAAATAGCCCCACATTTCATCCGGTAACTTTAAAGTAGAAGTACGAACATTCTTACCACGTTCCCATACATCATTACCAGAACATTGATAGTTACGCTTAGTCATTCCCCAAATAACTTCTCCAACTTGCTCTCGTGTTTTTTGAATATCACTACCTGTTACTAAATACACTTTATTTAAAGTACAAAAATCAAAGAAAAACTTTGAAAACTCCTCATCCATTTTACCTCTGCTTGGAGTAAGTGTACCGTCAACATCAAAAATATAATGAATCATTTCCAACCCAACCTCTCCCATGGCACTTCTTTGTCACCAAAGTGCCCGTATGTACAGTTCTTACTGTATTCATAAAAATTAAACAAATCAAATCTATCAATAATTCCTTTGGGTGTTAAATCAATTTCTTTTTGAATGAAACTAGCAATTGATCTATTGTGTCCGTTCGAGTCAATGTAAATGCTTGTAGGTTCTTTAACGCCAATAGCATAGCTTAATTGTATGTTACACCAGTCTGCCATTTCGTCTGCTACTACGTTCTTAGCAATCCAACGGGCCATATATGCTGCACTACGATCAACCTTTGTTGGATCTTTACCGCTGAAAGCACCTCCGCCGTGAGGAGCAAAACCGCCATAGGTATCAACAATAATTTTACGTCCTGTAACACCGGCATCACCATCAGGCCCACCAATAACAAAGTTACCTGTAGGATTAAGATGCCATACTGTATTTTCATCTACTAAATCTCCTAGTTCTTCCGTTGCAGCAAGTCTACAGAGGTTTCTTGCTTCTTCTACGTTACCTTCTGTATGTTGTGTACTAATAACAATTTGTGCAATACGCTTAATTACTCCGTCACGCCTTGCGCCATCATACTCTACACTAATTTGAGACTTAGCATCAGGACCTAAAATGTCTCCACGTTTTGTTTTTAAGTTCTTTAACACCGCATGACTATAATGTATAGGTGCTGGCATCATACTTTTTGTGTGATTACAAGCATATCCAAACATAATGCCTTGATCGCCTGCGCCGAAATCATCTGTTCCTAGTGCAATATCATCACTTTGCTCATGTATCATATCACTTATAATTACGTTTTTATGATGAAAGCCTTCTTGTTCATAACCTATTTGTTTTATAACATCACGAACAATATCAGCTCTTTCTAAAAAGCCTACATTATAATTCTTTACTTCACCAGCAATAGTCACACTGTTTGTTGTCACTAGAGTTTCAATAGCTACCCTTGTAGTTTCGTCACCTTTATATAATCCAGCATCGACCAGTGCATCGCTTATTTGATCAGCAACCTTATCGGGGTGGCCATCACTTACTGATTCACTTGTAAAGATATATTTATTCATTTATTAAGCTTTCTAAGATATTTAACACGTTTTTACTATCGTCACGGGTGCCATGGTTAATTGCTTCTTTGACACAATTTCTAGTAAAGTCTAATGAGTATCTATGACCAGCTTTATCCATACCAGTATTAATAAGATATACGTTACAATCATTAGACTGAATTTTTTGCATTAGTAAATCACTATAAACATGTATTGGTCTTGGCATAAAGGGAGAACCATAACAAGGACTAAAAAGTGGCTTGATTTCTGTTGCTCCCTGTTCAGTTCCAGGCATTTGGCTCGTGTATCCAGTTTCAAAGAAACGTCGTACAGTCTCACCAGAAATTTTAGATACCGGAGGAAACACGCCTTTTGCATCCATAGTAAGAAAAAAGATATTAGTTGGATGATTAAATTGTTGGGGTTCATGATACGCGTTTTCAACACAAGTGATAGGATAACTTAATCTTGCGTTTGGTACACCTGGATTTTCTACAACTAAACAGTCACTATTTCTTGCTTTCTCTACTGCATCAAATATAGTTTTATGTGTCTCTGGTGTTAACCCTTCGCTTTTTGCATAACAGCCTGTTTCGATCATTTCAATTCCATCGTGATTCCAAGATACTTCGTCATCACTAATTAATCTATAATCTGGGTCGCTACTAAGGGTAGTTTTACCGGTACCGCTTAATCCAAACATTAAGTTAGTCGTATCATTATATGTAAAAGCACTACAATGCATTGGTAAAATATCATATCTCGGCAGTTCAAAACTAACTACACCAAATATACCTTTTTTGATTTCACCTAGAAATGTTGTCCCAGCAATTAACATAGTTTTAGTATCAAGATTTACATAGATTTTTGGCTCATCAACCTTCAATTCCGTGTTATGCCAAATTGTCCAATCAGAATCATGTGCGCTATGTGGATAAACTTTAGGATCAAAACCATTAGGCAATACATCAAACATATTTTTAACAAATTGTTCATGTCTTTCATCATTAGTATTTATTTTAAATCTAATATTACATGTTTCAAGATATAGTGGTTTTTTATAAATCGATTGAGATATTAACCTAGGTATCATCAGATCTGCAAATTGAAGAAAGTCTTCCATCTTTCCAACTTTATAATACTTTGGTCGAGTCTTATCTAAACACTTTGTTTTTTCTCCAAAGAAATATTTGTTTTCAGGGCTTCGGCCTGTTGGATTTGTTTTAATATTAATATTTGTCATCCAAAGAAATCCTCTAATGTTGCTTGCTCATTTACTGACCACCCAACTGCATCTAATATCGGTTCAAGTGGCTCGATGAATGTTTTCTCAAACTGTTTGTCATAATCTATATATTTGTTTAGATGCAGCGAATCTGGCAAATAATCTGGAAACGAAATGACGTTTTCCCTAATAGGATTCGGAACTTTAAGATAAGTAAATTTAATCTTTTCACCTTTTTGAATCATATCATGTTTTTTATCAAGAGACTTTTCTTTAATTTGATTATTATATAATAAGGCTCCACGAACGTGTATGGGAGTGCCTTTTTTATAGATAGTTCGACGATCTTTCCATTTGTCAAGTTCAGATACACCACGCGGAAACGAAACTTTTTCTGCCGATAACGATTTGAATTCTTGTTTAAAATCATTTATAAACTTACGAGTACTTAATTCATTACCTTTGATAATAACCTTAAATATCTCTTTAAATTTATCACGGACGACTTCAGGAGTACTAGACTTGATAGCTTCAATACCCATGATTTTAAGTTTCGGTTCAGCATATTGCACACCTTCATTATTGTGCACATTTAGAATATATCTTTTCTTTGCTGTCCAGATACCACGATCTGCTATGACTTCTCTACCCATTTCCATGCGAGGAGTGTACGCATTTAACTTATGAAATAATTCATCATAAGCAGATGCAATCATTGGCTCGAAGTGTGTCTTACAAATTTTGTCCAATGCTTTAACAGGATCTGCTGGCGCCAGTTGAGCAACAAGAGGACCAAAATTAATATAGACTGAGTCAGTGTCAATAGCAATAACATAATCTTTTCCTTTAGTTTTAAGTACCTTATTCATTTCATTGTTAATAGCCCGTTCAGCCCATTTAATAGAAAGTTGACCGGTAAGTGTAACGCTCTCTGCAAGAGCATTATCAAAGAACTTAAAGTACTTATTTGCCATTGCACCGTATAATGAGTTAAGTAGGATTTTAATAGCCATCTGATTATTTTCAAGTTGATTGATTTCAGACTCTAGAGATTTGTTTTTTGTTTCTTCATATTCTTGTTTTACTTTCAACATTTTTTGTTTAATCACACTGCGTTCTGCATAGTACTCAACAATAAGCTCTGGAATAATACCTTGCTTCTTTTTACTGAATGGCACGCCACTAGCACATAATGAATAATCATCGGTCTGAATATCATCATTATTTAAATAATGATTAACACCTTGAGTAAAATGATCCCATGTTTTGTCTTTAATAATAGTCTCAGGCGATATATTAGATTGTACAATAATATTTGGATACAGTGAATTTAAATCAAAAGACACTACCCAATCATAAGCGCCTGGTCGAGGCGACTTTACATAACCACCTGCAATTGTACGCTGAGCTTGTTTAGCACCATTAGCGTCATAGGTTTGATTGTCTGGATTACCGACTAAGCCGTACATACATTGAGAAATCTGTTCAACTGGTGGTATCACACCATTTTTAAGAAGGCGGCGATAGATAATTGATTCCCATATAGCCGTAGTGCCAAAAGTATCACTTACATTAACACCACCTTTATAGGCCATAGTTAAAACTAAGTTAATAAGACCCATCTTACTATCGATGCGGTCAACAAGCTGAACATCCTTAATATTATAATCAATAAATTTTTGATGGTCTGCTTTGTATAAGTTGTGAAGATTGCCATGCTCTTCATATGATAATTTGTTTTCACCTAGTACGGTATAAGCAATATGATCTAGCTTATAAGACTCTTGAGGTCCGTAAGAATAACCAAACTTTTTAAATAATTCAATATAGTCAGCAATTTGAATGCCTTCTAACTCATAACCATATTTCGCACTTTTTTGACCTCGAGATGTACCTGTTCCGACATTATTCCACGGAGAAAGTCTCCGAGCCGGTTTACATTTTATTTGGCCATCTTCACCTGGTATTTCTCCGGCAAGTCTACAGATTCTATTAACTAAATACGGAATATCAAATTGGCGGATATACCATCCAGTAACGATGTCTGGATAATTTTTAGTCCAATAGTTTATAAACGAAACTAATAACTCAGTTTCAGTATTACATTTATGATATTTGATATGATTGCCAGCCATATCTAGTTCAGTCTTAGCAGGATCGTATTCGTCTAAACCCCAAACTTGATATATAGATGACTTACTGGATTTTAAAGCTATTGAAATAACTGGATGTAATGCCACATCCGGACTAGGAAATCCATCATCTGATGCAACTTCAATATCAAAATTAACTATATTAATATGTTTCTGATTAAATTCTATATCAGTTGGAAAGTTATCAGTAATATATTGATGAACGTAATTCCTAGTTCCGTAGACTTTCACGCCTTCCATATCTTTGTATGTGTCTAGAAATTCTTTACCTTGATACATTGTATCAAACTGATATGAGTTTAAATAATTACCATCAAGGGATCGGTATTTAGATGGATCCTTTGATGGTAAAAAAAATGTTGGACCGAACTTTTCACGTTTTTCAATCCGAGTACCATTAGCAGTATAACCACGATACAAAATTTCACCTTTATGGCGATTGATAGATGTATAAAAATTATTCAAAACATTCCTCCGTCATTGGAGTAATTATAACATAATATAGAGGTAATGTAAACCTTTAATCTTTCTTCGAGACAAAAGAATACATTTCTTTGGCCTTTGCCATCATATCTTCAACTGAATACATTTTGTACGCATCTTGCAATTCAGTCATATTCTTTTGGCCTTGATCATACATATCGGTAGCAAGTTGAATATTCATTTTATATTGTTGATCCATATAGTCTTTAGCCATTTGAAGCATTTCAGCTCTAATTTCAAAAGGGTTTTTCTGTGTCATGTGTGTGTTCCTTTATGTTAAAAAGTTAAAAAGGGCATTTCTGCCCTTTTTTGTTAGCTACGCAATTTTTGCATTTCCATCATACATTTTTTCGATTCCTCGTAATATCCCATTCGTGCGAGTTCCGCCGCTGCCCTGGAATATCCCATCGCCAAGCTGAAGCGTTCGAATGCAGACCAAAATCCCGACAATGGCGAAAATATAGTAGATGCTATACTTGTTGCCATTAGCTCCATCCTTTTAAATTAGGATTGGATGCTGGTTCGGAATAACGATAGTTTGCTCTTCGAACAAATTCCCAGTCACCTCGTGCAATTGCTTCAATATCACCTCTTGTGATACCAATATCACGTAATTCTTTATCATTTAATGATTTAAGTTCATTACGTGTTTCTCTAACTCCATTTCTAAATTTTAGATGCTTCCAAAATGAAGATAGTGATTCAATAATTAGCTCAATTGCTTTCGTTGAGTAGTTGTGTGCTGTTAATATTACTTGTGTCATTTGTTTTCCTCGTTTGACCAATTTTGATTTTACGAGGACGCATTTCTTCTGGGATTTCATACTTCAGTTCTACAGCAAGTATGCCATCTTGAATATCTGCTCCGTTTACTTGAACGTGTTCAGACAATCGAAAAGTACGTTTAAACTTCTTGGTACTAATACCACGATGAATAAAGTCTCTCCCTTTACTTACGTGTTCTCCTGTTATCATTAAAGTTCTATCTTTAACTTCGATTGATAATTCATCTTTTGAAAAACCAGCAACTGCGAGTTCAATAAGATACTCGTGCTCAGATGCTCTAATAATATTATGGGGTGGATAATGATCAGCTGCGTGACGAACGGTGTGTTCCATTTCATTAAACAGATGATCGAATCCTACAAAAGATGATCGCGGAAATAGTGTTTGTATGCCTGTCATTTTGGTGTTCTCCTCTTCCAAGCAAGAATGTTCTGGGACCAGATTGTTCTGCATCCCGCCGTATTTGGACAATTCCTACGAATTGCCTCTATAGTATATATAGTACTTTATTTAAAAAAGTAAATAGGCTATATCAAAAAAATATTATTTTCGGCCAATATTATACTTTGGACAAAGCTCCCACTGATCTTTATCCTTAAAAGATATAATTTTAATCTGTCTTAAGGGAGCAACTGGTTTAGCTTTTTCAGAATTGTCGATGGTGATTAAACCCCAATCAGAAATTAATGTTGCAATAGTATTTCGTCTAGCAACATCACTTTCTTCTAATGTGGATTTTTTACCATCAAGTAAAAACAATTCCTTAAAATGTACAATAAAATAACGACCTTGCTTATGTAAAATATGGCAAGATTGAAATAGTTTTTTTTCTTTTCGGGATGCCACGCCAATGCGTGTAAGAGTTTCTCTAACTTTTAGAAAATCATCTGGATCGTTAAGAGTAATCTCCAACATTGAATCAGGAGACCAGTCTACTAAAGTAGCTTCTTCATTCATTTTTTCAACTCACTTCTAATATATTCTATTCACGATAATGTACTCATGATAGCTATATTTATACTAATTAAATTTTTAGCGGGTTTTACCACCTTTACTAATTGCTGAATGAATTTTATCAAGGTGCTCTTTATTAATAAGTGAGAGTACTTGGTAAGCTTTTTCTTTTGAATATCCATAGTATTCTTTAATAGCATCAATGTCTTTTGACTTATCTTCCTTTGTCCATTTAGAAAATCGTTTACGCTGTCTGACGATTTGTCGATAAAAATCATATTGAAGTCTATTGTCCAGATGAGCATTTAAATTCATTTCATTTGCCATCAAGACGGTATCATTAAAATATGATAGAGTTCTATTAATTACAAAGGCTGCATAGTCTTTTTCATCAAGATCATCAGACATAATGTCTTTCTTTGATGTGTTTATACTGTTTAGATAATCAAAGGGACTCATAGTGATTGAGCCACGGTTTGAATTCTCATAACATCAACCGCAATATCGTGCTTTGGATCATGATGAATAAATTTATCCCCGACCGTGGGCGGCATGAACTTGTTATTTAGATCTGTACCCCATGCCATACCATCAATAAGCGACCGTGTATCACGGACTATCCACCATGGATATGGTGTAATATTATCAGTATCTTTCATAATATAATCAAAGAAAACAGGATCAAAAGTATTACCACGTGTGTATAGCTTTTTAAGATTGCTAGGTTGATGCTCAACAAAAAAATCATATAGCTCAACAATTGACACATCATCTTCAGACGGTTTAAGTTGCAACTGTGCTTCTTTAGGCTGATTCTTCCACCACTCAATAGTATCCTTTTGAACAGATCTACCATATTCTTTGACTTGTTCATCAACATTAAATTTAATCATGTGACAATTCTTTAACAGTTCTTCATACTCATATGGCTTAGTAATAAATCGTGATTCGTCAAATGATAACATAGCAAAAGAAATTACTACACCATTTACCGCATCTTGAGATAACGTTTCAAAGTCATATACTACAGCATTATCCATTATTGGAACTCCACGTTAGCCATTAGCTCTGTCATACAAGCAACCACATTCAGTTCTTGATCAGCGACAAAAGCTTGTTTATATTGATAGTCCGCAAGAATAAGAACAACCTGCGGAACAGAATTTGGTTTCATATGATTATACATGCGATCATAAATTCCACGAAAAATAGCAGAAGCATCGGTGTCAATATTATTAACAACCCAGCTTCTCATTTTCTTAAAATCTTTTTCTTTAATACATTTCAAGAGTAAGTCAATTTCAGTGATAGAAGAACTAGAAGAACCACTACTACTAAAACTACCACCCACTGATCGTCTTTGAAGTTCATTTAAGACTCTCCTCCAATCTGGAGCATGTTTCATAATTATATTAACAAGATCTTTTGCATCATATGTAATATTTTCTTGTTCAAGAATATTACGAGTATGCCTAAAAAAATCTTTAGCCAATTCGCTTAGATCTTTCTTTGAAGTATTAAATTCATATACACCACATCGAGAATGAAGTGGTTCAATAATACGATTTTTAAAATTACAGGTTAAGATAAACCGACAATTGTTAGAAAACTCTTCAATAAAAGCCCTTAAAGCCGGTTGAGTTGATTGAGCGTTTAAGTAATCAGCTTCATCAAGGATGACTACTTTGTAGCCACCCTGTAAAGATAATGATGAAGCAAATTGTTTTATTTTACCACGAAGGGTATCAATGTTACCTTCTTCAGAACCATTCACTAAAATGTAATCTAAGTCAAGAGAATTACATAATGCTTTTGCAACAGTAGTTTTGCCTAGGCCGGCAGACCCCGTAAATAACATATTTGGGAGTTCACCGGTCTTGACAATTTCTAAAAATGTTGATTTTAATTCAGAAGGTAGGATAGTTTGTTCAATCGTTTGTGGGCGATATTTTTCAACCCACAGAAATTCATTATCAAGATTCATTATATAGTCTATCCTTAAAGGTTATTATTCAGCTTCCGATTCTTCTTGCTTCCAAGATTCTACCACTTGTACTGCTTGAGCACATTGGTCTCGAAGTTGACCGATAGTGGAAAGTTCTTCTCCACGAAAGCCGCCTCGCTGTGTAATGGTATCGATAATCGCAATAGAAGATCGCGAGATTTGATTCATGAGGTCGTAAGATTTCTTATGGTCAGCCATAATTATTATTCTCCGTATGTTGACGTTTTTTCAAGTGCAATCCAGTAATTCATAGAATTAGCTGAATTAGTAAATTTAGAGATTAGTTTTGATGAAATTTCAACATCATAATCTCCGGCTAAAATTTTAATATTAGAAATATTAAATACAAGTTTATATATACTCTCAGTTGACTCAACTGGTATGCTAATAGAATAAGTATTTGATGTCGAGTTATTAGAAGTAGTTACGGTTAACATAGCAGTGCCATCGCCATCTGGTGTAATAACAAGCTCGTTATGACCAAGCGCCGCTGCCGCCCTTTTAATACGACCTAGTGTAGTATTATCTAGAGTAAGCTTAATGTCAGCGCCTGGAAATTTAACTTCCTTTGATACTGTTGTAAGCATATCTGGATCAGCAAAGAAATACTTAACCTTTGATCTACCGGTTGAATCAGCAATTGTGACATATTCATCACTAAACTCAAGCTGCGGTTGATCTACAAGACCGAGAACCCCTAAAAATTCACTGAGATCATACACACCAAAATCTTGAGGAAAGCGTTCGGTTACTTCAGCTTTAGCCAAAAGATTTTTAGCTTCAGCAATAGTTTGAACCGTATTGCCTTCCCTAATAACAATATTAGAATTAATTGCTGAAAAGTTCTTTAAGATTTGTAAAGTGTTTTCAGTTAGTTCCATTATATATTCTCCATGTTTCAATTATATTAATTATATCATATTTTATTGTATTTGTAAATAACTTTATTTTACTTTACTAAAGTTTTTGTCTTTATAGAATTCAAGTTTTTCTTTGAATTTTCCATCAAGGATCTCTCCCTTATGAGAGATAACAAACACGTTTGTATCATCATCTAAGGTATGTAATATTTTCATCAGGTTATCTACACCATCATGATCAAGTGAGCTGTCAAATGTCTCATCAAGAATCAAAAGATTAGTAGCAACTGAGTTCTTCATCTTAGCAATCATTCTCCAAGTAAACAATAATGCCAGATCAATACGCTGTTTCTCACCTTCAGAAAACGAATCATATGAAAAGGCGTCACGATGACGTGATCTAATAGTTTCTTGAAAGCTTTCATCTAGATTAAAATGAACAAAGAAATCTAGAACCTGAAGATACTGATTAACCAGTTTGTTGATAACAGGAATATATTGTTTGATGACCTTTGTCTTAATCCCAGTATCTTTAAGCATTTCACTCATAACACTATTATAGGAATATTGTTCATTTAATTCAAAACGTGATTCCATGTATTGATCGTGCTGAGTACGCATATCAAGTAAATCGGAATTAGCAGTGGAAAGATCACCTTCTCTAGATGTTAGTCTAGAAATATCATTATTATATTCGCTAATTTGATCTTGATATATTTCAATGTTTTTATTATTAGAATGCAATGTTGATTGTTTTTCTCTTATTTCTTCGTGTGCTTTTGTCCACTTATCTAAATTCTCTGTTATCTCTTCGGCTTGTTCCTGTAACGTATCCATCGTTTGCTTAAGCTCGATTGCTTCGGTTTTGAGACTATCAACCTTCCCCTGCTTAAAATTCGGTTCGATAGTCTGTGTACAGGTAGGACATGTGTCATTCTCTTTGTAAAATTTCGAAGCGATAACGACGTTTTTAATGGAAGATGATGTTGTAGCCTTATCTGACAAAATGATCTGTTTTTTATCATTTGCTGTTTTGAGCGCCGTGGAACATTTTTCGGCATACTCTTGAATAAAAGATGAAAGTTCGGAATTAGATAATTGTAGGTCTTTGATGATCTCTTGTACTTCTTTAATTTTTTCTTCTTTATCATTGATCTCATCCGTATTAATTTGAGTTATGTCTCTAATATATTTTTTTTGAGATTCTATTTTATTTTTTACGATATCCAAGTTATAATTAAGATCTTTTAGTTTTTCTTTTACAATACTGTTCTTTTCTTTAATAAGCATATTCATCTTTGAAAATATGTTAATATCAAGTAAGTCTTCAATTACATCTCTACGATGTTGAGCCGGTAGTTGCATGAATGGAATGAACGAGCTGCTACCTAACACAACGATCTGATGAAAAGATTTATGGTTCAATTTAAGAAGATTTTGCTCAAGTATTTTTTGATATTCCTTTGCATGAGATGATTGATTTAATAAAGAATCATTCCTCCAGATTTCAAAGATTTGTGGCTTAATTCCACGTATAACCTTATATTCATACTTTCCTATAGTAAAATTTACCTCAACAATACAATCACGATTGTTAATACTATTAACTAATTGTGGTTTATTAATGTTACGATGAGGCTTACCAAATAAGGCAAAAGATAAGGCATCAAGCATAGTTGATTTGCCAGAGCCATTCTGACCAACAATTAATGTTGATGATATTTTATTTAAGTTAATTTCTGTCCACTTATCACCAGTCGATAAGAAGTTTTTCCAACGTAAGTTTTTAAATATAATCATACTATTTCAAGTGCCTGTGCTTCAGTCAAAAGTTTTCTCATATCAACCTTTATCCGATCTTTATCTAGTTCAGTGTCAACAGATTCAACATAGCTATCTAATAATGTAGAAGTATCTTCAAGTGAAATGCTTTCGTCTTCTACGTTTTCGCCAATAAACTCGTCAAAGTTCTCAGCGATTTTTAGCTCATGTATCTTCCTATTCTGTATTCTATCAACAAATCGATCAAATGTAAATAGATCTTTTTTATTTTTTACGACTATTTTGACAAACTTATGATCTAAATGATCAAGATTCATATCCAAATAGTTATAGTCACTATCATCGTATATAATACGCTCGTACAATGTATATGGGTTTCTAATAGCTTCTATTTCACGTGTGTCAGTATCAATGACGTGAAAATATTTTTTGTCATGTGCATCATTCCAAAAGAATTCCATTTGCGAACCAAGATACATGACGTTGTCTTTTTGTGATTTAGTATGAAAATGACCAGATAATACTTTTTCAAATCGGTTAAAAAGCGTATGATCCATGCCATGTTGATTAATCACGCCCTGCATAAGATTAAATCCAGATAGTTCTAGATGTCCTCCAAGCCAATCTGCTTTACAATTTTTTACAAATTTTATAGATTCATCATAATTTTCTGAAGTAATCCATGGAAGAAGAGCTATTTTCATAGTGCCATATTCCATGACCGTAGGCTTCATTATAATATGAATTTCATTCATAAAGTGACCAAGCAATTCTTTAAGAGAATTTAAATCATTAGTATTTTTATAAAATGTATCATGATTACCAGGCATAATATCCATGGCCATACCAAGGTCACGCAATTTATTTAGAAAATGTTTTCTATTAGAATTTAGTGCTTTAAAATTGACAAATTTTCTATGATCGTAATAATCACCTAAATGAAGAATTTGTTTTATGTTATGCTTTTCACAATAAGGGAAAAATACATTACTGTAAAATTTGTTAGCATTATCTAGAAAAACGTCTGAGCTATTTCTAATACCACAATGGGTATCATTCAAGACTGCTATTTTCATTTTTTAACGTCCCAATCTTCTTTTTCTTCAAGAGTCCATTGTACTGCTTGATAATAATCTTTGTCTTCGTCGTTCATATGCACAGCAAATAAACTAACTTTAGCCATTTGATTTAGTAGATCAGTTTTGCCTTCTATCAAATGATCTTGTCCAGGTGACTCCATAATAGCTTGGATAGCATCCATATGAAGTTTAATCCTTTCTTGTATCTTACTCATTCTAAGAAATCCTGTAAGTCTGAATCAACATTACGAGCTCTTTTCTTTGGAATTTTATTTGATTTTGCAAAAGTTTTTATTTCAGTATCATATGCTTTTACTTTATCAATCCTATCTTTTAAAGTATCAACAAAATGTGTAGCTACTTGTGTTGATCCTTTTTCTTCTGAAGATGTAATGAAAGCTTCAATACCAGATTGGAGCATATATTTTTCTTTAATCTCTTGCTGCTTTTTCTCTTTCGTAATTCTACGAAGAAAAGCAAACCAAATAATTTGAGTGAAGTACGCGAAAGCATTTGGTTTACCAGATCGTGTTGCTGCATCAATTCTGTAGTTTTCTACAGCTTTAAGACAATTTTCAACTGCGTCCATAACCATCTCTTCACGATAAGTGTATCGAATAAAATTAGATTTATGTGAAAGATTTTCAGCAATTTTTAAAAAAGATATAGCAATATCATCAGGAACTATTGGAAGTTCACTTTTTTCAGCCTTTGCTTTTGCTACTGTTTCTACATATTTGACAACTGATTGTGAAAATTCTGCATTATTTACATAATGTACATTTTTAGATTTCTTAGCCATATAGTATTGTCTCCACTTTATATTAACAATTATATCATATTTTCAAGGAGATGTACACAAAATAATAATTGATACGCAGCTAAATTAGCTGTGTACAACCACCTCAAACCGTGGTATAATAAGAGAGTACCTCTTAACAGGGGGGATAGTACCTAATGAAGTTTATTCTTTGACTTCTCGAAAATTGATACCACGTTTTCTTCTTTTTCTTCTGTTGCTTCCAAAATATTACTTATTTTTTTGTCTAAAATTTCTTCTTCTGAAAGTTCGATTAGTTTTTTTAATGCTAAACCATACTGGTTTAATAGATCAGAGTGAGGCATAGTGAAGGCCATACAATGATATTTTGATAAAGTTACTACTTCATCATGATGTTCAATATACGTCATCCATGGTCTTAGCGTATAATAGGAGTGCATTTCTTCTTTAATATCATCTATAGTCGACGGATTTAATCTATCGATAATAAGGCAATATCTTATAATCAGGTCTTCATCAAGCTCTTCTAAAACCTCGCATAATAATTCATCACCATTTACCATTTTAATCTGTTTTATATTATCTTCGACCATTGACTTAAACCTTTATTTTATAAATCTTAAAATTAAATCTCTCTCGTCTATAAATTTTGATTCTTTCTTCAGAGTGAAGCAAAGTATAATTTTTCTTTGACTTATGCTGAATATCATCAGATATATCATATAGTTTGGTTGTTACACCATTATCACTTTTTCTTAAACCTCTTCCTATACTTTGTAAAACTTTGATTTGTGATTTTGACGGACTCGCAAAAATGATGTTGTGTAAATTCCGTATATTAATCCCTGTACTAAAAGTTCCCAGACTTGCCACGATAATAGCATCTTTTTGATTCTCTGTTATTTTTCTAATAGCTTCTCTATCAGTAGCTTCTGTTGCACCACTAACAAAGAATACTTTTCTATTTATATCTGCCTTAGACTTAATTAAATCATATAATATCTTACCATGTTTTTCAACATATTGGAATAATACAAGGGAATTGCCCTTTTGATCAACAGCCAGATTTCTTATAAACTGATTTCTTTTTTCATTTCCTATTATAAAATTTATTTCTTGTTGGTATGTGCTTCCACTTATTAATTGTCTTACATCATCACCATGCTCCAATCTTAAAATAAAAATATCAAGAGCAGCTAACGTATCCTTTTCCTGTAATTCTTTAGTAGTAGTGACTTTCATCACTTTGCCAAATAAGCCTTCTAATACTAATTTGTGTGTCTGAGTTCCATCCAATGTACCGGTAGTTCCAAATCGATATGCAGTATTTTTTGACTTATTCATGATATTTGATAACGACTTTGATTTAAATCCATGAACCTCATCACCAAATATAATTCCAAATTGACCAAACCATGTCGGAGGTAACTTATATATTGATTGCCAAGTACTAATAAAAACATTCTCAGATATATTCATTTTAGCTTGTCCTGAGAATATCGCATGACAATCATGTTCACTTGAAAATTCATCATCATTAGATGAATAATCACCAAAGTCAGACATCATCTGTTGGACTAAAGAAGTAGTAGGTACAATTACAAGGACTTTATCATCATGATTAGCCATATACCATCGCATTAAAATATAAATTATTAAAGACTTTCCCGAGCCCGTGGGAGATAACATGATAGTTCTTTTCTTTCGAATACCTTCACATATAGCATTAAACTGATAATCTCTTACTTCAATTGGCGTGCCTTTACTATGGATATTAAGTGATTTTATAAAATCCATAATATCTCGCGCATCAACTTTGTTAAACGATTCTGGAGCTCCGTACGGCCCGTCTTCATATTCTACATCATAATTTCTTTTTTCTGCAAACTCTTTTACATACGATAACAAACCTACCGGTAGCTCGTAGTTTGCTGGATTAAACAATCTAACTTTGCCATCCCATACTTTATTACGATAGAGCGGCATATACTTATAGCCTGGAACAAAGAATGAAAAGAAATCACTTAATTCCATTGCTATGCCACTATCACATCCTAGTAATAGAAATGCTTCGTTTTTCTTCTGTATTATTATTCTATCCACCGGCTTGAAACTGCTTCCATTTTATAATATTACTAATTGTTTGATGTCTCCATCGAAGTGTATCAACTATTTCAGATAAAGTCTCAACTATAGTTTTATAGTATGTTACCTTTTCTTCACTCTGTTGTATATCTATATCAGAATCATAGTACTTATTCATATCACCTTTCATGATTTTCATACCGCGAAAAGGATCGTATTCCCACCCTTTTTCAATTAGCTCGTCTTCAGTTAGCTTCCCATTGTAGTAAAGCCACTTGTCTTTCAGTAAGATTTTTTGATTTAACTCAGTTTTTTTCAACTTAAGTTTTGTGATAGAAAGCATTTCTAGATATTTTGCATGAAGCTTGACAATATCGATTGAGCTCCTATCTAAATTATGCTCGTCAATTTCACTGTCATTTTTCCATTGTTCAAGTATATTTTCAAGTGTTAACAAATCATTTCTCCATAATATAAAAAATATATATACGTTAAGTTATAATAAAATACTCCGATCTAAACGAAGCATTAAACGTAACCATTTGCGGTTCATTTGTAGATGAAGCAAAATTTAAATTACCAAGTCCTGTCGGTACACAATCTATATATCTGATTGTTTTGACAAGTTTATTTGAGTTTGTCATAAGTAAAATACTTATATCAGCCTCGTGACTTACTTTTGGTATAGGCACTACATCAGGACCAAGATTAGTTCTCTCCTGAGTAAGTAGTTCCGCCCAGTTATACATTTCAATATACGATTGCATATTTTCATCTACAATAATTTGCAATTGTAACTCATCTATAGTCAACGTATCACCTGGTAATCCGACAGATGCAATTCGTTTATAAGCCATTGGTGCAGAAGTTAGAGTAACTCCAGGATGTGAAAAGCTTTGAGCAAAAAATTCTAGATTTGCAAACTGCTTTCTATCAATTATAACTTTAAACTGTGTACTCTGGAGATAATTTATATTAGATGTTAATTTTGCCATGTTAAACTCCCTGTTACTAGTATTTATATAAAAAAAAGGATCCTAAAAAGGACCCTTTATTATATTAGTAAAATATTAATCTTATTAGTTAAATGCTACTTTAACAACATTACCATTTGGATCAAACATAGTACTAACTCTATTTACTTTGCAATCAGTACTAGTTCTACATTTCCACCACTCTTCCGCTTCTTCTTGAGTGTTAACTGTTATTGCAGACCACTCAAGAGGACCTTCAGTTCTAGGTTTTCCTGTAGTTTCATCGAATTGCCTAACGCTGAATTGTCCTCTGAGTTCCCACATAATTATATCCTTTTCATTTTCCAGGTTTGAATTATTGTGTTGTACCAATCTTCATTTTTATTTTTTAGTATCTGCAAGGGAGAACTATTAAGACCCTCTTTATTCTGCTCTGTAACATATTCTTCAACTGTGAAAGATTTCATCAATTCTTTCATAAACTTTGCTTTAGTGAAAGGACCACCATACTTGAAACGAGCTATAAAAAGGTCTTTTCCTTTACCAACAAGACTAGGATAAACATTTACACCATTTTTTGTAACTGATGGCCAAACGGGACGACCCTCATAGTCGCCAGTGTAGTGCAAATAGCCGCCATGGTATGTAAAGTCTTTTTTGTTGAACTTAGTCATGATATTCTCCTTTTGTTATATTCTTTATAACACAGTTCTAAAGCAATGTACACAGTTAAATGCGGTTTATAATAAAAAAAATAAAGGGCGCCCGAAAGCGCCCTTGTTAGTTATTCTTAGAGAGAGGTTGGTTCCTCTCTTTTTTCTTATGTGTCGAGGATATTGTCTACGCGGAAGATTCTGTAGTACTGGTTAGTTCTTGAAGTAGCAAGACCGTTTGCTGGATTGTTTCCAACAAATGGGTTTGACACCATACCATAACGAGTTTTGAACCCGATACGTGGCTGGAAGTCATTCTCACCTACGGCACGGACCATGGTCAGCGGTACGTATGGGCAATAGAAGAGACCTGCATCATAAGCATTGGTACCTTTGTATCCAACGTTAATATAGTCTACAGTTGCATACGGATCGATGTATACTTTGGTACGACCATTAAGAACACCAGCAAAAGTATTACCAGTATCATCAACTGTCAGGCTATCTTTCAGAGCTGGAGCATAGTCCAACATTCCAGTAGCAGACAAGCAGGAAGCAACATCAGAAGAAGTAATGATGAAGTTACCACGACCTCTACGAGTATCTTTTGCAATTTGGTTTGCTTCACGCTCGACTTGAACCATGAGACCTTTAAACTTCTCAACACTCCAACGACCATCAGCATCATTTTTCAGATCAAAAATACCATTAAGAGCTGTTTGAGATGTAGAAGCACCAGTTTTCGCTTGAGCGTTAATGGTACGAATTACTTCCCGGTTGATTTCAGCAAGGATTTCAGTCGAAAGAATGTTAGCTAGTTCGCTTTCAGCGTCCAGACCGTGGATTGCTTTCAGATCCTGTGCGAGTTCAAGCGAATATTCTGCTTTCAATGCACGTGTTTTGGCTGACACGGTTGATTTCTCAATAGTGAAACCCATTTCAGCGAATGCGGAGTTTGGACCAGTACCAGTAGTACCAAGACCTTCACCGTTTGCTGTATCCATACCGATACCATGTTGAGCTGCAGTACCAGCTGAGTCAACAGCTCCGCCTGCGCCTACTGAACCTAAACCAGAAGTATCACCGGTTTGAGCATTTGCTGCAGCAGAATCACCAGAGAACGCGCTATTTGCTTCGTTAAACAGTGCTTCGTCGTTAGTTGTTTTACCACCATTGAAACGTGATTTCATCGCAAAGATCAGGCCAGTTGGACCAGTCATTGGCTGAACACCACAGACGTCATATGCCATCATGTTAGGCATTGCACGACGTACGAGCGAAATAAGGATTGGATCCCATTTATCGATCGAACCAGTATTTGCACCACCAGGTGCATCTTCTGTCAAGTAACCTGCCTGAGCAGCACGGGCTTCTTGAAGAGCTTTTTCTTGGTTTTCAAGAACAACAGCCGTTACCGACTTTCTATATTGATCATGAATTGTACCGGCTGATTCTTCGTTCAGAACCGGTGCCCACTTTTCAGTAAGCGATTTGTATGCGTTAGACATCTTTTGTCTCCTTAGTTATTTGATCTGATTGCAGTCAGATATTGTTCCATACGACCAGTTGTAGCTTCTACAAGATCATCACCATCTTCACTGTGAACTTCTTCAGTAATAGAAGTCATTGTAGCAGCCATAGGAGCTTCTACTGGAGTGGTTTCTGAAAAGTAAGATTCGACTAGCGTATCTACTTTATTTGCAAATGCTTCAGCTGATTCGAAATCAATCGATTCTGCAAGTTTGGTTAGTTTATCGGCTTGAGTTCCGGCAAGACCATAAGACGCATTAGCGATAATCGCCTGACGTTCCATTTGCTGCATGCCAGCTCTCATTTCAATGATAGTAGCTGTTTCTTTATTGAGTTTTTCTTCCAGAGCAACAACTTGCTCGGCAAGATCATCGACAAGATCAACTTTGGACTCTGGAACTTCAATATAAGACTCGGTGAACAGATCTTTCAAACTGCTCATAAATGTCTCAGCGATTTCAGTTCTAAGACCGGTTTCAACCGCCAGTCTATTTTCTTCCATCCATGTTTCAACAACGTAATTTAAGTAACTATCGACTTTTTCGACAAGCTCTTCACGTGCTTCTGTGACAGCTTCAGAGATTTCGGAGGTATATTGCTCTTCTAGCTCTTCAACTTTTTCGGCGATAAGGGTTGCAGTGACAAGTTCCATATCTGCAGCTTTTTCCATAATTTTGGAATTAACAGCAGCTTCAAAAATTGTAGAAGCTTTACCTTTAAAGTCGTCTGAAAGAGTTGCTTCGGATTCAACCAAAGCTTCCAGATCGTCATCAAAGTTATACTCTACCAATTCTTCATCGGACTCATCTAGATCCAAGTCAGCGCCAAATGCTTCTTGATACAATGTATTAATAACATCGGCCGGCAAAGCTGCCAACTTAGTCATATTTTCCATTTTGTTTCCGTAACTAGCATTCAGTTTTTGCATCGGGTCTTGACCGGAAGTATCGCCAACTTTTGCTTGTTTAGCTTTAGTTCCGCCTGCGCCTTTTTTAGTTTCGACATCAGGTTTAGTCTTTTTCATACCATCGTTTTCGGTATGATCAGGCTCTGGTGCCTTACCTTTTGTAGTTGGTGCCTTAGCCTCGTCCACAACTTCCGTTGCTTCATCGAGGTCGACATCCTGTTCGTAATTTTGATCAGTCATGTTTTGACTCCTCTATTATTTAAGCAACGAGAGGAAATTCTTAAACTCACGAGTTTGTACTTCATACAATCCCGATCGTGGAGCTTTCTTAATTTCAGTCTCAATCTTTTCAATGTCTTGAGCTTCTATCACACCATTGTTCCATACCCAATCGACCCCCTCCATAATGCCATTAACAAAAGCTTCTGGGGCGGATGGATCTTGAACAATGTCAACCGTTGCTAACATAAAATCATCTTTTACATAGTTGGTTCCATTACGATTCTCTAGACTTCCCATACCACGAGTTGATACACCTAGTTGAACGCCACCATCGAGTAAACCTTTAACGATCTGCCCCATCGGAGTGTCTAATATAAGTGCCTTACCCATCACGTTATTACCGTCCCAATTTAGTTCGGTAATGCGATGGGATACTTTGTCTAAGTTTACAGTGGGACCATCTGGATGGTTCAATTCACCGACTGCTCTCTTAGGAATTATTTGTTCCTTATTATACTTTGCTACTGCTTTTTCCATAACCGGTCTTGGATAAATCCTACCATTACGGTTCTTGCTTTCAGCTTGCGCAAAAATACCTTTAATCACATGATTTTTTCCACCGGCTTCGGTAGCTTCTGTCATATAAGATATTTCTTGATCTTGGTATTCTGCAATTAATTTCATTTTTATCCTCCAAGATATCCAACTGGCACTAATTTAACTGTTGTTGCTGCCGCGAATATTTTCTCGTCAGAATTTTTATATAAGTAAATTACTTCTTTTGGTCCAATAGTAGCAGTTCCAATAGTAACACCCGCTGCTGTACAACGTGTTACTAAAAGACTAGCAGTATGGCTATTGAATACCCTTACACATTTTGCGCTGGAAAGATTGGTTGCAGCTCCATGCGTAATAGCCGCATTTACTTCTGAACCCATGAGTGTAACCATTGTCATATTATCTTCCTTTATACTGCTTAATGAATTCTTTAGCCATTGCCATAGCTTCTTTTTCATTTGGATATGTGTCTAATTCATCGCCGTCAATCATTGTTTTAAATTTATTATGTGCAAGTTTATGAATGACTACATTTTTGCGGTCAATCTTTACTTTTTTAACAATTGTAGATCCAAGTAAAAGTTTACCTTTTAGATCTTTAAATGTCTGCATCTACTGTTTCCTGTTCGTTCCCATACATACTTGAAGCTATATTAACTCTAGATTGCTCAATTGCATCATTTAATCTATCATTTAATGATGAAGAAAATATATCTGCAGCCGAACTATAATCCTCTTCACCAATAGCATTTACCATATCTAATATTGGATTTTGTTCTTCTTCTGTTTCATCAATATCCATATCTTCTTCTGCTGTAGTTTCAATTTCATCATCAATTTCAAGTTCGGGATCCATGTTATTCTCCAATTGCTTTAGTTATATTTATACTTTTTAATCTTTGAGTTATCATTTTATTTAGATTGTTTACGCGCAGCAACTACATTTTGACCTTGAGGCGGTGCCTGTGGCTGCTGTTGAGCCATTTGATTTGGATCTTCTTGTGGCATCTGCTGGTTAGGATCCATCTCTGGCTGCTGTTGAGCCATTTGATTTGCATTTTCTTCGTTTTCTTTTTCTACTTCGTCCTCTAAGTCTTTCATTTCTTCTTCACTTAATTTAAGAACTTTTTTCATAATCCAATCTTTAGTGAAATAGTCTCCAACATATGGGTTAACCATGTCAAGTGTACCAAGTCTTTCTTTTAGAATTTCTGTCTCTTTTAATTCGGCAAAATGATTATCTTTATTATAATCAATTTTAATATCTCTTTCCCACTTAGACCAATCAGCTTCAGTTATAACTTTCTTAAGTACAAGCTGTTTAGCAAGAATTCGAAGAAACAATTGAGAAAACCTATTGCGAAGTCTATCAATAAACTTTTGAAATTTTACTTCGTCTCTACTGATTTCAGTTGATCGTCCTAATGAAAACTGACTTTCTTGTTCTAACCGTGCGATTGGAACATTAAGAGACTTATATAAACGTTTTTGAAAGTAAATGATGTCATCAATCTGTCCTAGGTTATCGCCACCTGGAAGACTTGAAATCTCAGTACTTCTATTACCTTCTCGGCGTGGTAACCAAAAATCCTCAAGCATTGACATATGTTTACGATCATCTCGTAAGTCACCTGTATTAGCATCGTATACTAGTTTATTACGATATTTAGCCATAATATTTTTCATGTATTCTTCGGCTTTACCCTTCGGAAGGTTGCCAACATCAATATAAAAAATTCTTCTCTCCGGTGCTCGAGCTAGTCTATAAATGACAAGCGAGTCTTCCATCATTCTTAATTGATTAACTGGCTTAATAGCCTTTTGTAAATGCGAAAGAACCTTCTTTCTTTGATGATCAAGTAATCCTGAAGTAAGATAACTAATAGAATCTTCAGTAAATTTTACTGCCTGTTTATGCTGTCCTCCAGGAGCTTCTTGATATACATAATATTCTTTTACATTTTCAATAATATCAGCATTTGTTAGCTGATCTTTTTTCTTCTTAATCTCTTTTACTTTACGCATTTTTGGAGCATCAATAAATCGAATATCTTGAATACCGACTTTTTCATTACTTGGATCTACCACTAAGTGATGATAAATTTTTCCATCAATATACCATCTTCGGAAGATATCATGGCCATCTTCTGCAAAATTTAACATTCTTAAAATATTAGAAAATTCTTCTGTAATCTCGTTTTTAATTTTCCCACTAGCTTCAATATCATCTAATACAAGACTAACACCTGGTGTCTCATCGTCAATAACGATTGATTCATTAACAATATCTTCAATAGCTGCATCACATTCTGGATGCTCAGAAACTCCACGATATTTCATTATTAATTGATAATTATCTTTGGCTCCAGTTCCATCAATATCAACATACTGACCATAATGTCCAGCCCCTGACGCAGTTACGTAACCTGCACCGTCATCATCTTTTGCGGTGACAACTGATTTAAGCTTTTCATCTTTATCTTTCGATCCAGCTCTTTTGATTTCAAAACCAAAAAGCTTTATCGTGTTATTATTGTCTGCCATAATTAATCCTTTAATAACTATAGTAAGGGGGGATCAATTCCCCCCTGTACCCTTTCAATTAGTACTATTTATTACTCAATTAAGAAGTAACTTTTGCACCACTAGCTTCTCCGCCAGAGAAACTCTCCCAGTAATCAATCCTAAAATCAACTGAAAACTCTTCGATTTGATCATTAGTTGCATAAGAAAGCTGAATAGCTGAAACGTTAGTTGGGAAACAACCTCTAAATTTATAAGTATAAAGTATTGTTTCATTCTTATCTAATTGATCTACTGTAAGATCAGCAGTATAATCTAATGGAGAAGTTACACCAGTGTTTGACTGGTGCGCATTCATGGAGTTCATCCAAGTTTCCATACTACGTCTTACTTCAAAGTTAGTATCGTTGATTACGTTAACGCTCCAAGGATCAAATGTTCTGTCACCAGCCATAAACGTTTGTCTACCTCTGTACGGAATTAAAACCGTCGCCATGGTTGATGCCGGTAGTTGTCCGGCATTACACATAAACGATGTTAGTTCAACATCACCAGTCATGATTCTTGGATAAGCGAGAGTGATTTTAAACAGATTCGGGCGAGCGCCTCCACCTGCTAATTTTGCTTTAAATTGGTCTACACCTAAAATTGCCATTTTATTCTCCTATCCCCTTATGTAGCCTGACCAACAACTTCTTCAAACGAAACGCCCGTGCGAACTGCAACGAAGTTAAGAGTGATGAAGTTAATGGACCGTGCTGGTTTAATAAAGAGACTTGCTACAAATTGATTTGTATCAATAATCGATGGGGTGTTATTAGTTTCGTCGGCAACTAGCCTAAAATCTGTAATACCTCTTCGACCCTTTATATCTCTCAAAAGTGGTTCAACAATATTTACGAATTCTGCCCTCGTAAATTCATCATTGAATTCGAACAGAATATTTTTAGCAGCTTCTGCAATGGCTCTTTCGATAACCAAGAAGAGTCTACGAACATTAATTCTGTCAAATGCTGATGGCCTGTCTAAGTGTGTTTTATCACCAAATAACAGAATCCCATTTCCTGGTATATTAGTAACCGGGTTAATACCAGCTCTATAAAGCTGATCTCTTTGAGATTTGTTTGGTGAATAAGCTAGTCCAGTTACGCCAAAATATTGACCCCTTCGAGTACCGGCTGGTGACACCCAAGGAGCAAAATTGTTATCAGTAGCTGCGCATAAGCCAGCAGTAGATGAAGCCGCTGGAATAAAGATATATTTATCGTTATATTTGTCATATACTTTCAAGAAGTTGTTATCTACAGATAGATATGAACTTCGTGTAAAGTTAGCAACTCCGGTAAGAATATTAGCATTTGCTGTTGCTGGGCTATTAACAACCGCAGATCTATTTGGAGATGCAAATACCATACAATCTTTTCTAGTCGATCCAGCAATAGTAACTAAATGATTGACTAAAGTCGTATGATCAGTAGAACTATTTAGACTTGGTGCGATAAGAAAATCGATTAAATACTGAGCAGTATCTTCAACCGTATTATATCCATTTATCCAGTCATCAGTTCCAGGAATACCAGAGTTAGCTCCACCAGTTAAGTTAGTTGTAATCTTTGCTGCTAGTTTCATATTTGATGTTGAAGTAGCTGCAGCACCAGCACCAGTACCAAATCCAGATGCAAAGTTTATCATTTTAATATACTGTGATCTTTGATTAATAACATCTACAATATAGTTATTAGTTCCATCAGCATTTTGAGCACCTTTAGCTTGTGAAACATATGGATATGTTTCTAGAACTGTATTTTTAGTTCCGCTAAGCTCTCCGGTTGTATCTTTAACAATTACATGAACTTCATCATTTGTACCACCAATACTAGCGGTATGCGCTGATGTACCTGGTCCGGTATCAAAATTATTTTTATATGCCCAAGCATCAAAATCTAAGTGATATCCTACAGTAGCGGGAGTATTTTGATTTGATCCAACTACTTCTATTGATATACTATTGCCCAAGGCACCCGGATATTTAGCTATAAATGTATGAGTATCAGAATCTAGAGCACCCTCTGTGGCTTCAAATTCTGCTTGATTTTCAACTGTTGGTGCTGTTCTAGTCCCGCCAGTTTCAAACGCGTTTTTGCCTGTATCTGAGTCCATAGCTCTTATGACCAGAAGATCATTAGAGTATCTCAAATAATAAGCGGCACTATGAAAGTCGACTGTAGTTGTGTCATCTGGTGTTCCAAATGTGGCTACTAGTGTTCCTTCATTGTTTACGAGAATCGGTTCGTTACATGGACCCCAACGAAAATCGCCCACAATAACACCTGTAGAAGTAGGTACGTTGGGTACGCCATTTGTTAAGTCAATTTCTCTTGTAACTACTGCCGGAGACTCTGATGGTGTGTATATTGCCATGTCGTTTCCTTTTCCAATCTAATAGAAATTATAAGTTTCATAATACGGTTATGTTCAATTAGTTATATTTATATACATTTGATTTTAGAAGCCTACCACTTATTACCCCATTCTTCAATTTGAATGCCTCGATCTAACGGATCTAGTGCCCAAGGTGTATCAGCTGGAGTTGTTATAGGAGCTGGTCCTAATCCATCGTCGACGAATCCCCAATCCAAAACATCATCTTCTATTTCTTTCATTCTCTGTTGAAACATAAGATCTCGTATACTAATATCAGTTAATTCACCAAATGCACTAGTACCGGCAAAATATCCAAACATAACTAAATTCATAACAATATCATCATGATTACCATCTGATGCTTCATACGACTGGCCTCTTGCAGTAAATGTAGAAATTTCTATGATTGTATCTTCATCTACAATTTCAAGTTTATTATTTTCTAGTAAATCTTTAAATGAAGAACATCCAATTCGTTTTACTTTACGAGTCATAAGAATACCAAGTGCATCTGCTTTAATAGATGATTCAACAAACATATTTTCATATTCTAAATCATGATATAAACCATTACACACAACCATTCCAGCATCATTTGATTCTATTACAACCATCGCTTGATTATAGGAATTTGCATACTTATATATAATATTAGGGAAGAGGAGGGGAGAGATAAGATTATTGCGATATACAGCAACCTGCTTAAACGGCTCCGCGCTAATATCGATTACACTAAAAGTACTATAGTCCTGTCCTCTTCCTTTAGCAACATCAACTAACATCACGTAATTGTGATCTTTAATTGGATCATTATAAACTTTTACTTCATCTTTAGAAATTCTTAGCGGGGCGTGTCTTCTTAATTCAAGCAGAGTATTAGCATTAATAAGAGTATCACCAGTACCAAAGAATGTGTTTCCAAACTCTTGATCAAATTGTACAGGCGAAGTATTAGCTACTGTAGCTTTTTTCCATTCTTCGTCTCTTCCTGGAACGTCCCACCAGTCAACTCTAAATGGAATAAATTCATTTGTTTCTTGTATTGCACCTTCCCATAATTTATGAAAAACATTACCTAAACCGTTTGCTGTAGATGTAATAATAACTTTTGTATCTTTACCAGATGATACAACTGGATAAGTTGATGTATAAAACTCTGCTGCTCGTTCAACAAATGCAAACTCATCGAGATAGAGTAGGTTAACAGACATACCACGAATAGATGATCCCGATGTCGCAGCAGCAACAATCCTTGAATTATTACTAAATTCAATAGATCCTTTATTAAGAGCTTTGCATCCAGGCTGTAAAAAGAATGGTAAGTTTTCTAGCATGAGTGTAACTCTTCCAAGCATCTCACGAGCGGTAGCACCTTTGTTTGCCATAACGGCAATAACTTTTTCGCTATTAAAAAGTGCAAACCAAAGTAGATATGCCACTGATGAAATAGATTTACCAGATTGCCGGCATGCTAAAACAATATTAAATCTATTTGTATTAAAATGATTAAACATTTTTTCTTGATACGGGTATAGATCAAATGGAACTAAACCTTTATCAAGGTGAATTACTTTACAATATGTTCTCGCAAAATATGCAGGATCTTGCATGCATTTAGCATATTCTTTAACTTCATCATTTGTCCAATTAGTAACAACACCATCACGTTTAACACTTGGGTTGCCTAAATAAGAATCATTCTTTTCCATCATCTAATCTATCTGTAATATCAATTACGTTATCATTCTTAACAGAGTTATTCATATCTTGTAACATTCTTTGCAAATCTACTGTAGATCCTACAAATAAATTATTTGTGGTTCCCTCAGGAGCTGTCACCTGCAAAACATCTTTCTTTTCAAATTCTTTCTTTTTCTTATGTAAATCCATAAGTCTATCGTTTACATCTGAAACATTTTTAATCATACCAGACACAACTTCAAAAGCTCGAGGGTGTTCTAAAGCTCTAGCTACTTCAATCATATCTTCAAGTGCAGCATTACCTTTTTCGATTAAATCGTAATAAGTTCTACGAGAATAATCAAAGTCATCATCCGGTAAATTGTCTGACTTTTTCCAATCGGACATTATCTTTTCCCAATCCTTTTTGCCATAGCTTGAGGACTTGACGTTGCGGCTCTTTGTTGTGCTGCCATTGCAGCTTTTGCCTGAGGTGACAGTATAACCATATCTTTTGATTTTCTTGGCTTTGGAGTTTCTTCTCCAGGTTTATGGTTTGGCCCATATGGAGACATCATTGAAACACCTCCAACTCCAAATGATTCAGTACTCATATTAATATCTTCTTTTTTCATATGTTTCTTTTTATGGTGAATAACTTTTTTTGCTAATTTATCGCCGGCTAGTCCGCCTACTGCATTACCAACATATCCGCCTAAAGTTGAACCTACTGCTTTTCCAGCCTTATATGCAGGATCAAATTCTTTAGTCATAATATATCTAGTTGGACTCATAGATCTAGCTAAATGCCCGCCGATTTTACCGCCAACATAGGATCCGGCTACACCACCCGCATATGAACCACCAGCTGTTGTTGCTGCTCTTCCGGCAAAATTAGCTACTTTACCTTCATCTAATGCCGTAGTATATGCTTTAAATGTTAACATTTTATTTTCCTTTAAAATTATTGTGACGAGTCGCCAAAATATTCCATATTAGTTGTAAATCCAAAATCACTAAATGGTGACGCATTTAAAGGTTTTGGTACGATAGTAGCTCTTGTGTATAATCCATCAGAATCAGCTCCGGTAGAGGTCAACGAAGTTTTATCTATATGCATATTAGTAATAGCTTTATTAATAATCTTAGTTTGTCTAAATGGTCCATGAAAATTAATTTTCATTCCAAAATCTAAGGTGTATATAATTGTGCGTCTTTGTTCTAAAGATCCTTCAAAATCGTCAGTAAACGCTATTGACTGCAAAGTAATTGGTACATCTTCTTTTACGTCACTTAAATTATTAAATGGTTTTATTGTTAAAGTATATTGTGGATTAAAATACGGAACTATTTGCTCTACAATCTGTAGAGCATCATCCTGTAACTTAGCATAAACGTTTAACTGGAAAAATATTGAATAAGGCGCTGGGGAATATATTTTATTTGCTTCAGTAATACTTGACCCATGTACTTTATTATAATGATTATTTTTTGGCAAAACTCTTTCTACATCATATGCTAACGAAGTAATTTCAAATGACATTCTAGGAAGCTTTAACGCAACCTTTGTATCCTCAGTAAGAGTTGGATTTTCTCTAATTCTTTCTAAATATTTTGCTCTAGGAGCGTAAGCCAATGGAACTTTTACTTGATCAATGATAGCGCCATTTTTATTAGTTCTTTGAACATGGATATCATTAAATATTGTACCGAACGTTGCTACAGCTTTTCTAATTCTTTCGTGATAAAAATATTGAAACATTAATTGTCCTCCGCATCGCCAAACGGATTACCTTCGGAGAAGTCTAAAAAGTCCACAAGAGTACCAGTTTGGTTATTAGCATCAAACGTATCGTTTTGACTTGAAATATACCCAGTATCATCGTCAATTGATAAAATAGTTCTAACTCTAGCATATAAGAACGCATTTGAATCTACGTTTCTTCCGTAGAATGCATTGAATGGGAATATATGTTGATCACTCACCCTATCATTTATAATTTTCTTACCAACAGTAAATCCAATTAATCCAGTCACGCCAGTGCCGGTAGAATCAAGTGCACTATCCACACTAATATGGCCGAGTGTTAGTGTTTTAATATCGGGTCTATATTCAATAACTTCACCCAATATTCTAGGATGTTTTCCAGTAATAGATCTAAGTGACGAATCAATTTGATACACAGTTTCACCAACCCAAAAATCAACGCCACCCTCATCGGATAGAGTATCTGATTTTAGTACACCATTTTGGTCTCTTGCGGAATCAAGAACAATCGTTACATTTGCTGCATCATTTTCAATACCATCAATTATTTCTATTCCAGTATCAAGATCTTCATCACTATATACAAACAACTCACACCGCAAATTATATGTTGGAACATTGTTCAATTGATAAAATGGCATTTCGTGTTCAACATGCATAATCTCAAACATTGAATTAGATAAAGGGAGATATAGTACATCACCCTCTCGAGGGCGTACAGAACTAATAGTATTATTATTTTGCTGAATAGTGTGCCGCCAGCGTCTTCTAGAAACTACAAATGTTGCAGCATCTCTAATCTCAACGCCGAACTTTGTAAAGAGGTCTCCTTCTCCATCAAATCCCTGTTGATTCTCAATATACATTTCAATTTTATAAGCGGTTGAAAATTTAGATGGAACATCTTCACCAAAAATTTTATCTTCATTGACGATTTCACGCGGCATGTAATAAACATCTTGACCATAGATCTTTAAAGATTCTATGATAATATCTTCATATAAATTTTGCTCATTTGCCGGCTTATCAGCAAAAAAATGATTCTTTGCCATGGATTATCCTATACAAAAGTCAATCGGTAACTCATATTCTAGCCTAAGTTTTTCATCTAATGCTTGTATCTCAACAGTAGCATCATCATATATCTGTCTCCCGTTTAACATCACTCCACCCGGAAGAGTCATACCTTCAAACTTCATAAGGTTAGAACCCCACTGCTTTTTAATAAGAGCAGTTGCATAAGCCTTTAACCAAAGATCATTAAAAATAGATTTTGTTCCAGATGTACTTGACGGATCGACTAAAGCATAAGCTTCAGCTACAAGATAACTTCCAGCTATAATATCTCCTGTTCCAAAATCACCAAAAATATGTAATCTATTCTGTCTTCGTTGATAAGCAACTTGAGGAGTTCCAGATAATGCCATATTTAATAGTTCTAAATATTGCTGCATCTGAGTATAGTAGTTTAGCCCACCTGAAAAATTATTCATATTAATCATATCATTTAGCATCATTTGATATTTAATATCAAACATACCCGCTGAACTAGAACTTCCTGGTCTTAATGGGAATAAATGAGTTACAAAAATAATATTATCTGGAACTGGAATATATTTATTTGTAACATCAGCTGCAGTAACTAAATGTTTAAAGTATGTTTTAACAGTAGCATCAGAATGATATTCTTGATATACTTCAAGAGCTTCATCGATTCTATCATCAATTTGCTCATCAGCAACATTAATATCAATTACAGGAGCCCCTAATTTACGTAAACAATATTCCTCTAATTCAGTTCGTGTGGTTACTATAGCCATATTGACATCCTATTTAAATAGTCTTTGTACTATTTATATAGTTTTAAACTACAAAAAATATTTAATACCAACTTTGATCCGGGCCACCACCTTCAGAAATTACTGATGATGGAAATATAGAACTCACTTTAATTATATTATGTCCTATTAAATCAGGAGTATATTTTCCAGCAGAGTCTGAGAAAAAATCAGAATCGCGAGAAACAAATGTTGTATTAAGACTAACATTATTTACATTACTACCACCAGCACTATTAATTGTATGACTATCACCGTTTATTTGTAATATCGTATTATTCGCAGAATATGCCCAACTAGAATTTGTATCATTAACTTTAATATTAAACCTATCACTAAATGCTTTAATATCTGGTTTTTGACTTACGCTTATTCTAGTGAGTTGATTAACAATAGATGACATTACAATTACCTATGACAGTTGCACGTTTGTTAATATATCACTTGTACCAGATCCAGTTATAACAATTGCTTGGTTCACATCAGCTGATGTGCTAGTAGTTACCGTTGCTGTTGCCCCACCGCCACTGAAAGTCATTGTACTTCCTTGAATAGTTAGATTAACACTTACTGCCATTCTAGCACCATCCATATCATATGCACTAATTCCAACAGTAGAATTTATATCTGAACCAGAATAGTTATAACTACTAGAAGCAGGTGTTACTGTCACTCTCACTGGAGTTGCATTAGATAGTAAATGAATATTAACTGGAACATCATCTTGATCTGCACCAACAGCCCAAATTCTATCTGTTGAATCTCTTCCCACCGCATTAAATGATTCATTAACTGTAGCAGTTAGCACCCATCCATTAGTATTATCCCAAGCATAAATTTTAAATGCATTTTCACTAAAAGTTCCTAATTTAGTTCTAGTATCATTTAACCATATAATTTGGTATATTTGAGTAGATGATATTACGTTACTATGATATGTTAATGCTGTAGCGTCGGAACCACTTACAGCATAAGTTACAAATGTTCTTTTAGTCGCATCACTAGTAGTTACGTCTTTTTGGCCTTGTAAAGGAAATACCGTTAAATACCTATTTCCGCTATTAACAAAGGTTTCATTTATTGCAATTCCTTTAAGCCTGGCTCTATAAGCCGCAGTGCCATCCATATTATTTAACATTCCACTACTTAAAGTTCCAGTAATAGTTGAACATTGATCTCTGGTAAAAGTATCAGATGAAGTATTCCATTTAAAACAAAAAGGATGATAATTCATACTAGTATCAAAATATGGTACATAAAATGCTTTATTTCCCGAACTTGCTGGATCATCAAATACATGACTTGCCATTTTTGAAATTGTCTCAAATGCAGTTGTTGCTCTTGTTCCACCCGCACTTGTTCCTGTTGCACCAGGTGCAGCAGTAAAAGTATGCAAGTCAGTTATAGTATTTGAAGCAACATTATGTTTTGTAATATATTGTTGATGATCATCTGTGCTTAAATTATATAAGTATAGCGGATTTCCATCACTTGCATTACCTATATATTGTAAAGTATAATAATTCCTACGTGATGCTGTAATCATTTCTTGATTAGCGTAATGATGATCAGAAAACAAGGTTCTTCCAATCTGGACATATTGATATGCATAAGAGTAGCGATAATAACCGTATATTCCAGAAACATAATTTCCGACTTTTACAGTTGACATATAAGGAATCGGAATATAACTACTGCTGTGATTGACAAAGTAATAATCATTTGAAGGTGGTGAATCATTTAAATTGTAATTAGAACCTTTATTATACCAACTAACATTACAATGATAGTTTGAATTCCAGCCCTCATTTCCTAACATTACCACTAATTCATCACTACCATCAACTATTCTACGCATTCTAGCATTTTCAACAGTTTCATCCATACTCATAAATGGGCAAGGGTCCACATTTGACCAATAAGAGTCATTATGCCCACCTACGACTGCGCCATAATTAGTTCCTGCTGTCATTTTTGGAAGGAATATTGTAAAACCTCCACCAGCCCTGAAAGTAGAAGTACTTATTGAAGATTCATTATTATTTACTACATTTAAACCACTAAGGCCATAAGCATCCACATGCCAACCTGTTACACCAAACGCCATTTGTGGATAACTGTGGGTCTGTTGTAATACTGCTTCTTCAGCCATTATAGGAGCAAGCGTGTTTTTATCATGGGGTTGTTGATACAGATAGATCATAGTACTTCCTGCATGTGGACTCTCCACTACAGCAAATTTATGTGCTTGGTATCCCTTTTTAATTAGTGCCATATCTTTATCCTACTTTATGCTTGAAGTTTATACCATTCAATTGCTTCATTTATATCAACCCAATCACTTCTACTTCCATCTGGATTTGTTTTCCAAGGTTGAGTTAGACAAGGTTTTTTTGTACCATCCACAGTTTCTGAAATTTCCAATGTTGTTCCATTAAGAACCGCATCAAATGTGCGAGTTATTGTTATTGCATTGTCACTATCATCAAAATCTTCATATGTTTTTGTAAATTGCATTTTAACTCCGTTTATTCTATTTATAAATGTTTATGTTTGTTTATAGACAAATTGTGTATATAAATCCGCCCCGGCGGTTCCACTACCAATACTTGTAATATCGACTGTAAGATAATCACCAGTACTTAAATTTATTGTTTGATCAGCAATTGACGCAGTTGCCGATCCAGCTGCAAAAGTCCAAGTTGTTTCAGCTGAATCATTTATATTAACTCTGATTCCTACAGATGAACCTGTAGGTGCTGTACCTAATCTAGATGTAATACCACTGATTTGTGCGTTAAATGGCGAATACCATCTTTGGGTTCCGGTTAAAAGTTTTAAGTCTCCTGATTGATTCAAAGTGATATTATATGGAGTATCTCCTTTAACTTTATTTGTTAAGTCGTTGCCAACAATAACAGAATCATCGCCAACTTTTGACCCAGCAGGAATAATGATACCAGTACCATCCGAACTTAAACTTGCATCACCTAAGTGTAAAGTATTAGGACTTAAGTAAAGAGATCTAAATTTTTTTGAAGGCGATCCTAAATCATATGCAGAATCTGCATCTGGAATTAATGATCCATGCAGTGTTAAATTAGCTAATAACCTACCTCTAGTTGACATACTTTAAATCCTATTTTACTTAGTTAACTCTATTTATACACTTTTAATACTATAATTATTTTTAACACCAAAGCTTTGAACTGAACTTGTTGCAGTAGAAGATAAATCGGATCTTCCAGTAGTAATTAATTCAGAACCATTACCGTTCCAATCAACACCAAATGCTGCTGCTTGAGATGGAGAGGCAAGAGTTAAAATAGCAGAATCTAACACACTACTATTAAGTATATTATGATTAATATCTATTTCACGTATTTTATTTTCACTAGAAAAATTTAAAGTGTTATTTCTTAAATTTAGGGCTGATATACCAACAATACCTAAAGAGTCTTCTTCCCACATACTATCAAGAGACATGCTAGAAACACCAGCATTAGCATTGAAGCTATACTTGTGTATTTCAAATCCAAAATTTGCGCCGATGTAAAATTTAGAACGATCGCTATCGATTGCTAAACCACTTGCTCCAATAATATACCCACCAGTTCCTACATTTAATGTTTTAATTTTATTTGTATGTTCTCTTACAGCAGTTGATGGATCATTTACTGTCGTCATCTTCCACTGATTAATTGTTCCACTATCGTCATGAACTAATATTTTGTCGCCAACAATATTAACCCCAAAAATAGAATTTGAAGAATCCATACTTACGTTAGAATCAGATTGTATGAGACTGGATACTAAATTAAATTGATTCAATTGAACTGTATGTAAATACTTATCTCCGGATACTATCATTTTATTTGAGTCTATAATATTAATAGTATTAAATGTTCCAAGATCTTGTCCAATTTTAGATGTAGAAGAACCTAAAGAATTTAATTCTATTTTTAAATCCCATCCTCCATCACTAATTTCTTTACTTAAAGATGTAATAGGCTGAGTTAATTGTGATATATTAAATAAATCAGAATCAGTTGTTATGTTTAAATTATATTGATAAATTTGATTTAGTTTTTTATTTAATACATAAAATTTATTTCCATCTGGATTAAATCTTATAGACTCTGGTCCGTGAGGTCTTCTAGTTGCAAATCCATCTGGCTGTGATATATCTAATCCAAAATCAGGACTTGGATCTTCTATAGATAGACTGTTCATTTTAGTGCCTATTTCATGTGTTGCAGAATCAAATGCAACTGCAGTACTAACATCCCACGGTGATGTTAGAGTATATTGTCTAAATTTTCCATCCATTGCTGCTATAGCTTCACCGGTATACATTTTAGTTCCATCATAATTAAAACACATAGATTGAGGCAAACCATAATGTTCAAATGTAGCTATGTAGGTACGTCCGGAATAATTAAAGATACTTCTTATACGTGCGCCGGCTTGAGCTTTGCTAGCTATCCCAGCAGAACTCAACATCACTTCATCTTCGGCAAACGTATGTGTGTAAAATCCTGTTTCAAAAGATTTTGTTATAGCATTTGAGTCAACTGATAGCGTATGTATTTGACCAGAATCGTATAAAGTATATCTTTTGATTGTACCAGCATTAACAGATTTAGGCATACCTCTACTACCTTCGAAGCTATTAATCGTTCCATCAGGCTCAAGAGATATGACTGGTGTTTCTAATGTATAATAATACTTTCCATCAGGACTTACGTAAGTATCTTCAATATTTTTTAACTCAGTGGTATTAGTTTTAAAATTGTCTTTTCTAATAGCAGTGTGTATATCCCATGGTGTAAGTAACCAATATTCTGCTATTTGATTTAATGTTTTGTCTAAAATAAATAATCTATAACCAGTATTATTAAATTTAAATGCCGATGGATTTTCAGCATTCCAGCTATCATTCTTTAAATTTAATGTTTTTTCTTGTGTATAATCAATTTCTCTTAAAGAATATGGATTAGTCATTGGATAAGATAATAGCCTATTTTGATTATCATCCAATAAAAAGATAATTGACCCAGCAGAACTTCCTGTTGCAATTTGCATATCAACATATTGATCAGTAGTTCTTGGCGCATCTTTAATTTCTAAAAATTGTACATCTGGAACTGTAAATGTAGAAAGCTCTATGGCTTTATCATGATTAAAACCAGAAATGCTTGTTTGTTCCCAATTATAAAAATATTGTATTTCAAGTTTATCTATAAAATTACTTCTTAATCCTAATGAATCTGCGGTAAATGCACTATCAAAAAGTGGTAAAAAATTAATTTCTTTAAATCTAGGAGCTGAATCTACTCCAGACACATTAATTACACCATTAAATACAATTTGATTCGATAATGAAGTATCACCAAGATTTTTTTTCGGCACCAAATCAAAACTTGGAGAAGTTCCACTAATATCTACTATAACATTAGCTGGATCATCTATAATAGTAGGCGTCCAAGTAATAGTATTTCCGTCGCTATCAACACCAATCAAATTTATTCCAGATGACATTGATCTTTTTAAAGCATCAAAATTTGAATCGTAACCAAAATTTAAACCATTAGGTCCTACACTACTACTTATATGCTGTGGATTAATTATCCCCACTGAAACCCAGCTATTAGATAATTCGTTATATTGATAAATTTGTTTTTCTTTTTTAGAAAAAACTATTCCACCATTTTCTTTTACTTTTGCTATATCAATGATACTCATAATAGATCTCCAAAACTATCTGCAATACCAAAGAATGCGCCGCCTTCTTCATAAGCGTCAAAACCACTAATTCCTTCTGCAACAAATCCTCCTTGAGATATTTGATCCATAGACATAAGTTTTAATGTATATTGGCTTGGAGTGCTTACTATTTTAAACTCATTTCTATTATATGCGGTATTGATTATTACTTCTTCGCCTGCCATTTTTGTGCCGAAAGTATCTACATATAATACTGGCATTTCACCTGTACTTTTATTCTTTCCAGTAATAGCTGAAAATGCGTCTATAGGTCTAGAGGCAAATGAATCAGTCGAGCTAAAATAATCATTAAAATAGAAATTAGTATAATCAGTTATGCTATCTCGAATAGTTTCAACTATTGGTTCAAAAAGCTGTGAGGTTTGTATCTGCCAATCAATCCGTTGTTGATTATCATCTTTATTATACATACTGAGCTTTAATTGTAAACCTGGTATATATCCAATTTCTCCAGATTCTTTTAGCTCTTCCCAGCTTGGATAATCGCTATCAGATCTTGTAATATGTAAATAACCATATGAGTCATCTGGTACATCTAAACCAAAACCATCTAATGGATTATCAGTTTTAGACACTACACCAGCAGCATTAAAATCTATATTATTTTTATTAATAACCCCAATCTTAAACCAGTCTATTGTTGAACCCCCATCACCAAATGGACTCCAGTCCATCCCTCTTACTATATCACCTGTAGTAGTATCTCTTTTTATATTACTAGTAGGATTAAAAATACTTACACCCGAATTTGGTATAATGCCCGGTATATTTACAGTAGTATTAAAAGCAAATGTATTACCTACTGCTGTGATTTGATCAGTAATAGGTAGATCGAAACTATCACCAGTAAATTGTATTCCGGTTTGTATTCTAAAATCTTTTATATTACCTTGATATGTTCTAAATAAATTAGGTTCATTTCCGGCTATTTTAGGTACACTATTAAACGGTCGGCCTTTAACTTGATTTCCGGCTCCAATAAATAATCTAGAATTTTTTATTGGAACGTGTGTAGTCATAAATGGTCCATATGGAGCTCGGCCATTAGCACTGTCAAATTGCACACCGTCTTTCCATAATCTTATTTTATCCTGCTCAACTACTATTGCATTATGACACCATTTTGCTCCTGCTCCATATGCCGTTGAAGTAGAATCTTGAGCATGAATCGTCAGCAATTCGCGCTGATCTACAGTATAATTATAGTTTATGTTTCTAGCTACAACTATCTGACCTAATGTGTCAAAAGAAAGTAATGGCCCACCTTTAAATTCTCCTCCACCTTTCGCTTGGATTCCACCCATTATTTGTAATGAAGAATCCTTTGAAGCGATACCAGATAAATCATTATTCCAGTTATTAATATGAAAAGAGGCATAACTATCATCTGAAAGTCCAATTTCTGAGCCGCTATTAGGAGATCTAATGTATGAATAAACTACATATGAGTCAAGTTGTTGATGAAAATTAATTCCTGAATTCACTACATTCCAACCACCAGCTTTACCACTAGAAATTCTATTATCAGCAATATCATTAAATAAATGAAAATCTTTCATATGGCCTTTAAATGGCGACGTTACAAAATTTGAATCATTAATTGAACTAAAATCATTAGTATTCCACCAAGGTTCTAGCTCGGTATGGTCAAATTTTGGCTGATCTACACCATCAAGAATCTGATTAGAAATGCCGCTTCCCTTAGAAAATATTGGATCTATAACTTTAGCGTTCGTATATGGTTTGCCAGTATAATAATCTTCTTCATCTTTTACATTCTTATAGTTTGAAAACACACATTTTTCAAATACATTTTGAGTACCTGGTTTAAACTTATTATTTATTAAAGCCCATGACCAACTGAAAAGATCAGCACCAGAAAAATCAAAATGTACTTTATATGCTTTTGATCCAGTTGAAGCATAACATAATGCTGTTTCACCAACGGCTTCATTTTTCTTTGTCTGTATAAATTTCTTAAATGTTAAAAATGCTAATTCTGTATTTTCGTCTTGATTTGGACCAAATATAGGAGAAATTCCATCATAATTATTTCCACTCGCTACATAATTAATATGTACGCCCGCAATATCATTAGTATTACCACATATCATAATATTTTTTATACCAAACGGCGTAGATAAACTTTCTGTACCTCTAGGTTGAGATGTGTCGGCCACACTAGTGGTCATACCAAAAGCTCCACCTGGAGACGCGGTAATGCTATAATTACCTGGTTCTAATAATAAACAATTACCATCCGCTAATCCTGATATAACAGAAGTTATATCTCCAGGTGTAGAATGATTTACTATACTTCCACCAGTTCTTAAAATATATGCCCTAGCTTTATTAATTCCATGATCAGTTCCTTTATGTGTTGCTACTCTTCCGGCCCAACTAGCTCGAGCATTTTTATATTCATCAGTTTCACCTGTTAAATTGGTAATTGTTCCTGTGCTAATAGCTGGATTATATGCTTCTTTATAGTATATTAAGTGATCAGCTAGTGGCCAAGAAAATTTACCAGTTCCCCATATGCTATTTTTTAAATAAAAATCTCTTACATTTGTATTTGGCGCTACGCTAGGATCTATGAATGGATTAATATCATTGGGATTTGTATTACCGGTAGTAGAATTAAATATTCCATCATTAACAAAAGCTGGAGTACCAGTAGCTGTTCTCGCCGCGTTAATTAATTTAGCTGGATCATAAACCCAATCCCTTGCTAAAAGTGCAACTTTTGCTTCATATCTTCCTCCTTCATCAGCAAAAAAATTTCTATAGCCGTTTGGAGCAGGGTTTCCACTTGAACTTTTATATCCACTATTATATGATATTGGAGGATCAAACACTACTGCAGGATCTGGATGATAGCTAGTGCCAATTACACTTTGAATCGCACTTGTAAGACTACCAATAGGATTTATATGATAACGTGAGGAAAACCATGTATTTCTAAATTGAAATCCTAATTCCATAGCGGTATCAGTTCCTGGATTTAGATTAAAATCTTTACTTCCTACATAAGCCCCGTCTTTAAAGGTATGTAACTGTCCAGTTTGTTCATCAATTATAAAACTACTTAACGATTCTTTTAGAGATTTAGTAACGGTATTAGTATAAGGAAATAAATATGAATTTGGAGCAGATGTGTTATCTAATATTTCTGCCCCAAAGTGTCCAGCTGAATTCGGATTTCTTACATTAACAGTATCGGCTGCATTAGATGGAGTATCTTGATGTACCATATTAGTAGAAGCAATAAACGGTATAAAACGCATTATATCTGAAATACCAGTTACGGTTACTCCTTGATCACCTGCACTATTTTTATTATGTATTTCAAAATAAATTATTCTACCAGTTGAATTTGGGCTAGATGTTGTTCCGCAATCACTTAATAATATTTTATCGTTGCCTCCGCCATCACTTTTTAAAATAGAATATCCAAAATTGGTTTTTTCAAATAGCCTTAAAAATAAATTACCAACATTATCTGTTCTAAAGGGATCTCGTCCTGGAAGACCAGTGTGTATCTCTAATAGTGCATCAGTTCCAGATGTATATGTTCTTTTATCTCCTTCATGTTTAACACCCATATTTGCTTGATTTGTTAAAACTTTAAATTCACTTATTCCAGCATTATTATTAGCCCATCTTAATAATCCTGAAGAACTATTAGGTCGGTGGCTAGATATTCTTATATCGTCTCCGCCATTCGGATAATATTTTTTTGAGCCTAGTTGACTTGGCAAATTACCAATTTTTTTAGTCATTAAAGTTACTTCTGCTGGGAATAACTTAACAGAAAATCTTACTTCATGCCATCTATTTCCTCTTTTTCTTTTAGAAGTTCCGGCCGGAACTGGATATCCAGTGTAATCAGAATCTATTTCAATATTATTATTACCTGAAGTAGTTGGTAAAGGTAACTCACATGCTAAAGCCCCGTTTCCAGCAGAAAGATTTAATTTAGATGCGCCACCAGAATTGATTACTTTTAGCTCTAAAGCCTCAGTATCACCTCCAGCTTTAAATAAAAGTTTATCATTAATAGGTGAACTGTCGATCCAAAAATACCCAGCAAAAGTTGCATCGTTATAAACATCAAAATTGTTAGTAATAATATTGCGTTTACCGGTAAGATAAGAACTATTCATAACATCATTTGTGGCATATAGTCTATCACTGTCAGGAACCAAATACCCGCCACTGAGATAATCATATGTTTTAACAGGATCGCTAACAGAAAGATAACCCATTTTTGGAGCTGCCATATCTATATCAGTAGTAATTTGCTCCCATTTTAAATTATTTCCAATTCTATATTCATATGGTGCGCTATCGTGATAAGACCAGTCTAAACCTCTAATACGAATACCATTTGTATGTACCATTGCAATATTATCTAAGCCGTCGTCTAGACTTTGATAAGAAAAATTAGAAGTATTATAAGTATGTTTATTATCGCCAACTGTTGTATTTGATATTGAATTATCATTTTTTCTATACCAAGCACCCATTGTAGTGTGAGTTGATTTAGATGAACTTAGTGCATCAGATGAAAATATGGCATACATCCCAGAGTCTTTTCCATCCGGAGATGCTCTTTCATGAACAACATCTGTTATAGGAGAAATTGAAGGGGTTGTATATATACCTGAAGGATGTGATGTGGTGGCGTGTAAACTTTTTCCAAATAAATATGAGCTTCCTCCCCAAGAATCGCTGTAAGGATTAACTCCTCTATCAATTTGTACTTCACCACCCGCTATTTCAATTGAATGACTTCTATCTGGAATTAAATTTATTGGCTCACCAAGACTTGAATCATTTTCTACAATATCAAAAATAACTGCTGCGTGATCTTGTGTATCTAAAGTAGTAAATTGCCAAAAATCTATACTAAAATTATCAGTAATTTGATCGTAACCAGTAATTGGAACTTTAAATGCACTATCAATTCTTAAGTGAGCACCAATTGGATTGGCCAAATCATGACCAGAAAAGAACATACTCCTACTAGGAAGTATGTTTAAATTTAATTTAGTTCTAATAGATCCATCTTCTTTAACAAACGCTACTGTATCGATATCAGCCGGATCTGATGGAAGCGATAAATCACTTATTAAATTTTTAATATAATTAACCAATCATACATTCCTTAATAGTATTTTCTACTATTTATATACTTAGAATGGATAATATATTAAGGTTTAGCTATTGAACTAACACTTTCATAAGATCTCCTGATCCAATTCCATAAACACAAGCAGTCAATCCATCTCCACTTAATCGCACATCTCTCCCCATTTGTGTGTTTGCTGGACCCGTATAAGTGCCTTCTTTAGTCCAAGTTGATCCGGATCGCCTAAAAAATTCTACTATACCATTTGATGATGCGCCACCACCCTGTTGGCCAAATGCAGCGACATTTCCATCATTACTTAAATCTGGACGAATTTCTGTTGTTTGGTTAAGAGTAAGAGTTGCTTGTAAAGAGTTGGTAACCCAATTGTCTGTTGTTACATAAATTTTATTGCCATACGCAAATGTGTTACCATCACCAGAAATAGCACCGTTTAATCCTGTCCCAGAATTATAAATGGCGGCTCTGGTCGTCCAAGTTGATCCACTGCGAGTTGCAATAGTGTGTTCTCCTGCACGAGCCTGATACATATATGCACTATGAATTACATTACCGTCAAAACTTATTCCAGAGTTAAAATAGGAAAAGGAATTATCACCGCCCATTTGTGCATTATCAACAAAACTATGAGGTCCAAATTTTGCCTCATATGCCCAATTAGTACCAGTTCTTTTATAAACTATAATTGCTCCTGCTCTGTTTCCAAAAGTACTACTTTGGTGATCTACTACCATAACTGTTGAACCATCACCAGAAATAGCTGCTCTCTGTGCGTAATTAGTATATGATGAAATGTCTGCATTAAATTGTTGAGTCCATGACGAACCATTGTAATACCATATTTCAAGATATTGATTATCCTCATGCATAGCAGCAGCATATAATCCATTTGCACTCATATCTGCTTGCCGGGCTCCATAATGAGTAGATGAAACGGTGTGCGCTAATGAGTGATTTGTCCCAGAATTTGCACGTTCATATATGAAAAATTTTGTAGCAGGGTAGGAAGTTCCGCTTTGGCCTCCAATACAAAATTTATTACCATCAGTACTGAGAGAAAAAGTGGTGCCATTATGGGCACCAGCCGTCGTTTCTAAAGCAGTAGTTGGTGTTGCCCAACTTGCAAATGCTAATGTAAATCCACTTACTGCACTTACCGATCCATTAACTCCATCAGTCACACTAAATGTTAAACTAAAAGTTCCAGCATGAGCTTCAGTTGTTGAAGGTGTAATAGTAAATACGTTATCAGCTTGAGATACTGTTGCTGTAGAACCGAGCGATCCTGTTGTAACTGCATAGGACCATGTAAGCGGGAATCCTTCTGGATCAGTAGAAACTGCAGTAATAGTAGTTGCTGTACCATCAGATGCTAAATCATATGTTGCGTCAACTCCTGAAATTGCGGATGGAGATGCATTTGTAATAGTAGCAATTAAATACCAACCAACACCATCAAAAATATATAATTTATCAGTATTAGTTACAAGAACATTATCACCAGCTTTCATTCCTGTTAATGATGATAATTCACTAAATGCAGTGACAGTTCTCATCCCAGTAGCACCTTCTGCCATAGAATCAGCTGTTATTTTTCTATTTTCTGCAGTTAATGACTCATCAGCTATTGATGCTAATGCGCCAGTTTTACCAAATGCCTTTGAAACAAGAGCTGCTTTCGATACCATTACTTTCGTCCTTTATTTCTCTGTGAATAACCAACCATTAGCTACGTTATAATATACCAATCCAAATGCTGCTCTATTAACATCAATTGTTAAATCAGAATCACCGCCTTCAATTTTATGACCATTTCTTCCAATTGTGATAGCGTTTGTAGCAGCCTGACCAGTTCCATCAATAATTCTAATTTCATCTCCAAGCGATGCGGCTACTGGAAGATTAACTGTTTTAGTAGTGCTTGTATCAATAATTAATCTTTGCCCAGCGACCGCAGTAATCGGTGTTGTAGTAATCTCTGCCCATGCTGCAGGAAGATTAACTCTTGCTGCAATATATGCACTATCAACTAATCCCTGTAATGCTTGTTCATTAACAGTAACATTACCTGCTTTATTTTCAATTGTAGTGATTACAATTTCATCAGATGAATCAGCAGCAGAAGTAAGTGTTATAGTATTTGTTATTGGATTAGATGTAAAGTCATCTGAATCCATAAGTTTAATACCATTTTGGAATACATTAAAGTTACTTGAATCAATTCCTAATGTTTTAGAATTAGCATCAGCACCAGTAAACGCTGTTTGACCGTTTGTAGCGATAAACTTAAAGGTGTTCATAAATGTATCGCCAACAACTATATGCGATTGTGTAACAGTTTGTGATAAAGTATTAATTACAAGATCATCACCTGAGTCAGCAGTAAATCCATTTAATGTTACTGAATTTGCTGCAGCATTAACTGTATAATCTACACCAGATACTAATCGAATACCATTATTAAATACTTGATAATTAGCAGTATCAATTGCTAGAGGTAATCCATTAGCATCATTTCCAGAGAATACTGTTTGACCAGAATCTGCTACATAATAATAATTAGCAAAGTTAACAGCATTGGTAAATGTATTAGCAGATGCTCGAGCTGCAACGTATGCACTATCAATCATTCCAGTTACTGCAGCTGAGTCTGTTCCTGCCGGTAACACACCTGGAGCCCAATAACTATTTCCATTATCCCAAATTAATATCTGACCTTCAGTTGGCGCAGTTGTATGAACATCAGCTAATGAAGTAATTGAAGATGTATTATCTAATTTTGTTCCAAGAGCTGTTGCTGTAGTAGCAGCATAATTCGCATCATCGCCAAGAGCGGCAGCTAATTCATTTAAAGTATTTAATGTAGCAGGAGCAGCATCTACTAGAGCAGTAACTGCTGAATCGACTATATTAACAACATCACTACTACTGAGACCTCCTGTGCCAATTATAGCACTAAGATTAGTAATAACTAAGTCATCTCCTATGGCGGCTCCTGTAGTAAGAACTAGCGTAGTTGTTCCAGATACAGTATAATCAATACCTTTTAATAAGTGGAAACCATTTAGATATGCTTGCACTCCCGTAGAATTTATAGCAAGTGTATTACCAGCAACATCATTTCCAGTAAATGATGTTTGATTGGCAGTTGCAGTAAATCTAAAGTTAGAATACTCAGATTGCCCTGTCCGCGCGATAATATAATCACTATCAATTAAAGCTAGTATTGTCGCACTATCGGCAGAACCACCACCGCCTGAAGCAGCACCTGGAATCCATTTACTTGATGCGGTATTATATACTAATGCCTGACCATCTGTTGGAGATGGGGCATTAACATCTGTAAGAGCGCCGAGCGTTGTTACTCCAGCTGAAGATCTTGCAAGGATATAATCACTATCAATTAACTGAAGAACTTCAGCAGAATCAAATGATGATAATGTTTGCCTTGCTTGAACATATGCTGAATCAACCATCCCGCTTACGGCTGAACTATCAATTCCCTGTGGAACAACTCTTGCTTGAACATATGCTGAATCGACTAATGTTCTTACGCCGACAGAATCATATTTTTCTCCAATAAGAGCTGTAATGGTAGTTGAGAAATTAGCATCATTTCCAAGTGCAGTTGCAAACTCATTTAAAGTATCCATTGCAGCTGGAGCGCCATCAATTAAATTATTAATAGCGGTTGTAATATCAGCGCCAGAAGCAAGATCTACCCAAGAACCAGCATGAGCAAAATATGCTTTACCAGTTGCATGTACATGAGCAAACATACCGTGATAAGATGAAGCACTTGGAAGATCACTTAGCGCTGAATAAACATTAGAATATAGGATTTTATTCGTGCCCATATCCAGATCTTTACCGGTAATATTGCTATCAACTCGTAAATCTGTATAATATAGATTTGAATCTTCAGTAAGATTCTTTGTAGTTGCTCCACTTAGATCAATTGGAAGAGCCACACCTAAAGAATCAGTAGTAGTAAATACACCATTACTTTCTTTAATTCTTATTCCACCAAGATGGATAGTTGAACCACTTAAATATAAATCTCTCCATGCAGCAGTTGAACTACCGAGATCAAATAATTTATCTCCGGCCGGAAGAATAGTGTTAAATGTTACGTCAGTATTTTCTAATGGAATTCCTTGCCAATTTCCACCTTTTGCTATTCTTGCAGTATTATCACCTGTAGTAACTGCAACCATACCAGTATGCGTAGCGGCATTAGGTAATGCACCAGTATTGGATGCACTCGATTTAAATGTAATATTATGGCTACCAAAATCAACTGGTCTACTGCCTATTCCAGTTATTAGATTAACATGAGCGCTATCAGCTATTGATTTAATATAATCACTATCAGCTACAAACTTAATATAATCGCTATCTACAATTGATTTTACATAATCTGAATCTACAATTGATTTTACATAATCTGAATCTGCAATTGCTTTAACATAATCGCTATCAATGATTCCTTTAATATAGTCACTATCAGCTATTGATTTTACATAATCTGAATCTGCTACTGATTTAATGTAATCGCTGTCAGCTATTGATTTTACATAATCTGAATCTGCTACTGATTTAATGTAATCACTATCAGCTATTGATTTAATATAAACATCATTAGCAATAAATTTAATGTAATCACTGTCAGCTACCGTTTTAATATAATCGCTATCAGCTATTGATCTAATATAATCACTATCAGCTACTGTTTTAACATAATCGCTATCAGCAATTGATTTAATATATTCAGAATTAATAATAAATTTAAAATGATCTGAGTCGAGTTTACCATCAGCAGTTAAATCTGGCAATTGCACTCTTCTGTTAATAAAGGCTGAATCCATAATGCCGTCAACAATATCAACACCATTAATGTAATATTTCATATCTTGAGCGATATTAATACCGGATTTTGCAGGACCTGGACCCGAATAATCTGTGCCTATGTCAATTGCATAATTGCCAGGTGAAGAAGTTAGATCATAAAGTATTGGTAACCGAGTCGTTGTAGCGAGTGGGTCAATTATATAGCCACCAATTTCTTGTGATAAAACATTTGATGTATTTAGAGCCACACCATTTAATATTATTTGAGAGTTATCTCCGATATTCCCAATTTCTAAATTTCCTGCTTTACCATTACCAGGCTGAATTTTTGCATTGCCGGAAACTAGTAAATGATAATTAGGATCAGCAATTGCGCCTATACCCATTTTAAAGCCAGGAAGATTACCATTAAATACACCACTAAGTTCACGCCTCATATAATTGTTAGTGGTTAATATTTGATTGACTAAACCAATTCCTTCATCCGAATTTAAAAATGCGGTATCATCAAGATTTGACATAATATAGTTTTGATCAATCGCCTGTTGATAGGTTTGACCTTTTGAAAATCCATGATTTTGTTGTCTTTCATATACGTAGTCAGAATCAAAATAATCTGTAGCAGAATCTGGACCAATATAAAATTGTGCAGTTTGATGAGTGAGATAAACTTGATTTCCTTGATGTGAATCAAGAATCTTATCACCTTGCCAATACAGCGATTGTACGTTAACACTACCATTAACATCCAAATCGTAACTAGGTGATGTAGTTTTAATCCCGACTCTTGGAGCAGTTGTATAAAGATAATTAGTGGTTGCATCATTGTAAAAATACATTGATGTTGGCATGGTTGCCCGATAGTGTGTAGGATCAATATGTGATTGTACCCACGCAGCATCAGCATTAAATCTTATCCAAGATTGATTAGCAACATTGTTTCTAATGTAATGATAAAGAGTTTGACCTTGATGATATGCATCACCCGACCAATTTATGCTTCCGTCAATATCTACCATATAAGTCGTATTAGGACTTACTTTATTAATCCCTACTGTTCCACCCATCAGAGCTATGACATTATTATCTGCAACAGTTGCTTGTACAGAACTACTTGTATATGAACCAATTGCAACAGAATTTGTTCCAGTTACAGATACACCGGAACCTATCGATATTGCACCGTTACCCGAAGCTTGAGCATATGAACCTAAAGCCATACCACCATTACTGACAGTATTTTCTTTACCAAATCCAAACCCATTTTCGCCTACATTATTTTTACTACCAAATGCATAAGCAAGATTAGATGTGCCACCGTCGACTGTATTCTCGTAACCATAAGCGTGACCTCCATTAACAATAGTATTTAGATCGCCATAAGCCCAACCAAAATCAGTAATTATATTGTCTTTACCGTAAGCATCACCAAATCCAGTAATGTTATTACGAGTACCGTAAATATTCCCGCCTTTGGTTTGTATATTTTGACCACCAAATATATAGTTACCTTGTCCCCCATTTGCGGAACTGTTTCTACCAGTAAGATTTACGTTGTCTGAACCATATACCCTTGTTCCATACCAATTCTCATTAGAAGAGCCATATACTTCTGAATTATATACAATATTTTTATTTTCATTGCCATAAACTTTAGCCGCGTTGTTTACAGTCTCATTTGCATCACCATAAATTTTAGCATTTTTAAATGTAGATAAATTAGCAGAACCAAACACCTTTGTTTCAGAGATACTAGTATTATTGCTACCAAAGATCTGAGAATTTTTACCAGTAGTATTACTAACTCCAAATGTAACTGATCCATTACCAGATCCAACATTATCTTTACCAAAGACAGTGGAGGTGTTGCCATTTGCTTTATTAGATACACCGTAAGATATAGAACTTCTTCCAGTTGCTTGAGTATTAATACCAATTGCAACTGAGTTATTACCAGACGATTTACTTCCAATACCAATCGCGGTAGATGTGGAACCACTTGCTACCACACTTGAACCTACTGCTACTGCGGTTTTTCCTGCAGCCGAACTATGACCTATTGCCATACCACCAGCACCAGTAGTATTATTTTGACCTATTAAAATAGAGTTTTTACCGGGTGCTGCGCTTGAGCTGGTAGGATAATTATCTCTACCAATATTTAATCCTGCTTCTCCGCCTGTTAAATTATATCCAATTGATACAGCATTTTTATTTGTATTAACAAGTAAAGATCCAATAGCAGTATTATTTACATAAGAAGCAACATTGCCATCATCGCCAGTAATATCTCTACCAATTACAACTCCACGGCCAGTTTCAAGTGTTTTACCAATTGCAACTCCACCTTCATCTGTTTTAGATGTACCCTTTGCTCCTACGTTAGTGATACCAATACCAAGAGATAGCGAATTTTGCTTATTGCTATTTGTAATATCTTTACCTACCGCAACACTAAATTGTCCAGGATTGGTAATTGTATGTCCTATTGAAACAACTCTAGTAGTGTGTAATGGTTGTTTTGTACGGCCATTAGCAGCATAATCAACGTTACCAGCAGATACATTATAGCCGATAGCTGTTGAATGATCAGTAGCTAAAACATTTGCACCAATACCTTGTGAGAATATACCAACTTCTCCACTATCCCAAGTTACATTTGTACCATCGGCATAACCAGCTCTAAAGGATCCATATCCAGGAATCCACATTAATCTTGCACCAGAATCAAGCTGTTCGCCAGTGCCTGTTCTTGGAACTACGCCTGCTTTTGGATGCTCAGAGCTATCAATTAGGATTGAGCTTAAGAATAATACATTACCAGAATCTACGGCAAATCTAGTTTGATCAAATGGATCGATCATATCTTTTTTACCGATAATCACGCCGCCTTCTTCATCATAGTATATTTGTTGATATGGAGATGTGCCTATTCTATTCCAAGGATCAGTAATTCTTGATCCAATATAATCATCATTGACAATTCTTATAATATTAGAATCAAAAGATCTTCCAACATAAGGATTAACCAAATTAAAACCTTTTGCTGAATCATAAGATGCAGGATAATATGGACCAAAATAGAATTCAGCAGATTCGCCAGATGTCATGGTTTGTCCAATAGAATCCCAAACAGCTCCACCATATAATGTTCGCCAAGCTTCATCGGCCCTGCGCTCTTTGTAACTAAATAACAATCCGCCATTTTGGATTTTACCAATACCGCTGTCTAATGTAAATCCAATTTTAAATATAGCGCTATCTTCAAATGTAAACCGTGTAGTAGCTTTTGCTGATCCACTATCACCTTCGCTAGCAATATTTAAATTACCACTTAATAAAATTGGTGGATTGCGAAGATTTCTATCAGCAATAACAGAAAGAGGACCTTTAACTGTAAGAGATGCATCATTCTTTCTGCTTCTTGTTTTAACTTTAATCTGATCGCCGACTGCCAATCTTGTATTAGCTTCTGAATCATAAATGTGTATGAGAGAGTTAGTTACTTCTTCCCATTTCTCTCCACCAGAGTCAAGTTCAATAAATCCCGATCCGCTATTAATAAATATTTGTGTTAAACCATTTTTAATATATTCAAGAACATTGCGTGGAGTTGAATTATCAGTATCTTGAAGTCTTAATACGCTGAGTGTATTACCACTTGTAGTTAAGTTTGTAGTATGTAAACCTCTATTAATAATGTCAATAGAATGAGTATGTGTCAACGGAGCCCCTTGACCTATACTGTCATATCCAGGAACAGATTGCTCACGTATTTGAATTTGAGTGCCATTCTGCCAAACCCAATCGCCGGTAGCTATTCCATTTCCAACAGCGTTATACGTTCCTTTTGTTAAAGGTGTAGAATCGAACCCACTAGTTAATGGGTTATTGACGTCTTTAGGAGTAACTAACATCACACTCATAAAATCTGAGTCTAGAGTTGGCGTTCCACTGATAGAAAACACAGCTGCGGATTCACCATATGCCATACCAACATCAGTATTGTTTACAAATGCATTAGTAATTCCTGTTTGATCATAAATTATTGAATTAGGATGTGTGATGAAATAGCTATCAGCTGCATTTACAGTAAAATTAAATATGTATTCTGAATCTACTGTTACCTTAGATCCTTCAATAATACTATGTCCACCAGCACTAAATCCAGAATCAACTCTTACATCACCTCTAACATATAATCTAGATCCTGGACGATCAATAGGAGCGCTATCTGCACCAATTGCGACTTGAGTATCAGCATTAAATCCAAGGCCACCAAAATAAAGAGTATGACCATCAGCGGATCTTCTCCAATGTGAACTATCATTAGCATGATGAAGAATATAGTTAGGACTAATAATAGTTTTCATATAACCAGAATCAATAACAGAAGAAATAACTGCCGAGTCAATATTCATTCTCTTTTTTACATAATCATTAGTAACAATCGTTGCAAGATATTCTTCAGTTGGCCAAGCAACCGGATTATCATTATTAGATGTAGTAATAATAGGAGATTTATGATCAACTGCAGCTTGACGTGAAGCCACGTCTTCAATTGGTCTAGAAGCATAAGCAGCTGGAATATCTATTCTAGCTATACCATCCATATCAAGCTGGAATTTCCATCTTGCATTACCAGCCGCGTCGATATCTTCATAACCAGCATCAGCATCTATATTATTTTTATTAATTACGATTGGATTTGTTCTAGGGCTTTGGTGATTAATAAGCTGATTGCCACCTTTTAATGCCCAGAAGTTATCAATAGAAACTCTTTCTTGAACATATGCAGAATCTAAATGATTTTCTAGAATTGGAATAAGTCCACCAGTTGGTCTTACAACAAAACTATCAAATGACATTCTTTCGCCAGTACCAGGATTATCACCAATCGTAAATACACTACCTGAAACAGACTGTCTAAAATGAACTGAGCCTTCTACAGTAGCGCTATCGCCAACAGTTAATTTACCTAGAACATTTAAATTAGCACTTGAAGTAGTTTGTTGTTGAGGTATGACATGAATATAATTTGCTGAGGTAGTAACTGGAGTTCCGGTATAATCTGCGCTTAAAACTGGAACTGTTAATACATCATCTGTAAATAATTCAAATTTATTAGTATAACCAGCATCTAGTAATCCATCAGCATTTGCATCAGGTCCAACAAAATATGTTTTTCCATTATGATCTGTAAATGTTCCACCAGTAATACCTGATAATCTAACACCATCACCTACTGTTAATCCATGTGGTGCTGTTGTAGTAATTGTTAAATTTGTTCCGGTAGTATCGAATGCCCACGCCGCACCGGCGCCTGAGATGGGTGCTACAACTGTTACAACTTCATATGATCCGGCAGGTGCAGCACTTGGAACAAATATGTTTTCACTTTGAGTATCGAGTGCAGTAGTACATGCTCTATCAGTAAATAAATTAAAATTAATAGCGTCAACTGCCTGAACAAAATATACATTATCGGCAGCAGATGTATAATTAAAGCTACTAGAAGGTCCACTAGATCCATTAGTAAGATTACTAAATTTAACAGCTAATCCAGTGCCGGGTCCACCTCCACCAGGATGCGTAGCTGCAGTACCACCCCCACCGGGTGATCCAAGTAAATGCCCGCCAGCAGGTACGTTTACAACCGCGGCTAGGGCTTGAGAAACAGAAAATGCTGATGTTTGTGTAGAGGGTGTACTAACCGGGGTAGTTTTTATTACACCGGTAACAACAACTGTTGGAGCAGTTCCAGCAATAAAGTCTTTAATATTAAGACCGCCGATATGAAGTGTAGCACCACTATCAATATTTACATCACCGTGAATATCTAATGTATAATTTCTATTAAAGCCAGAATTATAAATTGTAGAATTACCATGTGCCACCTGCGCCGTTTTACCAATCATAATATTGGTATTATTTAAACCTTTATTAACAAGAGCACTATCAAAAAGACTTGTTCCAGAATCGTTGAAAATTGCCGGCTTCATAATTACAATGCCGTTTTCTAATCCTGTAGGAATAAACGCATTTCCACCGATGAAAGTTGTATTTTTAGCGCCACCACCAGTTATCCCACCATATTGTGGATTTACATTATGAACTGAATGCGAATCTTTCCAGCCAGCACCAATAATATAATTGTTAGTAAAATTATCATGAAAAACTTCGTTACTTTCACCAAATATGAAATTTTGATTTCCATTTGTATAAAGAGTATTACTTGTTCCTATTACATAAGATTTATTTGTACTTCTTACTGTAGAAGCATTTGCTAATCCGAACAAATTATCTCTACCTATAGTATAAAGATCTGTTCCACTATTAATTGAGTCTTGAATATTATTTTGGCCAAGGAATAGATTATTATCTGTTAAAATAATATTTTCTTTACCGATAGCAATACTGTTTCTACCTTGTGTAGTGGTAGCAGTGCCTCTAAGTACTATATTTCCTTGACTTCTTCTTTGTCCAACTTTATTTTTTTCGCCAAGAGATATAGAGTTTTTACCTCTAGCATAAGGTTCTTCACCCATACCTATAGAGAAGACTCCTAAGTCAGAATTCACATGCTCATCAAGTAAAACCTTACCAGCTCTAATAAGTCCAGCTCTTGAACTATACATAAACATATTATTATATGTGTTACCTGGGAAGGTCCCAGCAGAATCAAATATAGCAGAATCTGTGGATGCATAAGTTAATAGTGTAGTTCCATCAACTTGGAAATCACCTCTAATATCAAACTCTGTATTAGGAGCCGTTTTTCCAACACCAACATTTCTTGGTGTTTCCATAAGAATAAATTGTCCATCGTCTTCAAATGGATTGCCGGCGATTGGAGCTCCACCAAACGGATTTAATTTAAATACTTCACCGCCGTAAAGAATACTGCCACCAACAAATAAATTACCAGCACCTTGAGTGGCTGGATTAAACATATCAGATTCTCTACCAATCGATACGTTACCACCTTGAATAGCTAAAAGATTTTCATCATCAACTTGGCCTACAATATTTCGAAGTGTATTAGCCGGATCTTGACCAGCGCCTGGAGTTGCTGTTGATGGTCTTAAACTAATATTTATGCTGTTATTAGCAACAACTTTACCACCACCGCCAATAGCAAACGAGTTAGCTCCCTGAATAATTTGATCATGGCCAATAGCAAAAGATTGATTACCAGAAACTTTATTATCATAACCAAGAGCAAACGCTAAAAGACCGCTGACCGAATCCTGATAACCAAATATGAATGAAGAATTTCCGTCAGCTGTATTATCAATACCAATTATATTATTAAAATTACCACCAAGCGACTTATTTCCTTCGCCAATTAATAATGTGCTATTACCAGATGGTAAAGCCATATTGTTTTTACCAAACATATAGCTTGCGTTTCCAGCAGTAGTATTATTATGGCCAATCAAAACACTATTAATAGCAATTGTTGTTGCAATGCCGCCACTTCGATCTGAGTTTTCAATTCCTATTAATACATTATTTCCGCCTTTAACTACATTACGTTGACCCATAGCAATTGAATTAGTAGCACCGGAGAAAACGCTACTACTATCACCTACAACAAAACTAAAATCAGCTGCAGCTTTAACATTTTTGCCAAATGCCGCGGAATAAGTACCAATATTATTCCAGCTGTAATCATTATGATTTGTAAAATGTCCACCGCGAGTTGCAGCTTTACCCGGAATAAATGAAAACCTTGAGCCTTTATCTGAATCTATATCAGCTTCATCATAATTAGCTAAAGCACCATATATAGTACTTGCATCTTTGGTCATTGATATCTCGCCTGAAGTTTGGGGAGAATAACCAGCTTCTGTATTAAGTGGACCTTTAACTTGGAATGGGCCACCATGTACTTCAAATCGTGCTTTAGATCTAGTAGTTCCTACACCTATTCTACCAAATCCTCCGGCTTGATATGTAGCAGTAAAATTTCTTGGCTCAAAATAAGCATTATCTATATTATCAGCCGTAAATAGCCCGCCGCCAGTAAACGGAATTCCGTTTTGCATAAGAGAACCGGTGAAGTTAATAGTACCATCTTTATGAACTTCAAATAAAGAGCTATCTTCAAGAGACATTGCTCTTATCAGAACCGATACATCTGAATCGTTTGCAGCATTAACACCGTCTCCAGGAAATCTTCTAATCGATGCCCCGTCTGCTTTTGATATATCACTTTTAAAATAGTTGATAGGTAAAGTAGATTGTAAATAGTGTCTACCCTGTGAGTCTTTTTCAGCGTGAGAAGCACTTATTTTTAAACCATAAAAATCTCTTGTTTGAGCTGAATCGGGGAAATATACTGAGTTAGCATCAAATTTATTTCTTAATTCAGGTCTATATTTGTAAGATCCAATTTTTACTCCGGATGCATCAACATTACCAGTTGATTTATGAACAATAAATCTATTCCATCCAGAGTCTTGCGCAACTTGCCTTGCTGACATAAGACCATCAAAAGAACCGCCGGCACCTAAAAAGTAATAGTGAGATTGATGTTCGCCAAAATGTAATTCGCCGCCTTGAATTGAGTCATTTAATCCTACAGTTAAAAGTGAACCTGGAACTAAAGAGTTAACTCTGAGTTTATCAAACACAGCTGGTGCATATGATATAACTTCACCGGTTGGTAAAATAGTTAATCCTTTATTTACTCCTTGTGTTGCTCCAATCTGTAATCCATTAGTTGAATCATATAAAAAGTCAGAATCACCCTGTAAAGAAAAATCAGGTCCTACATGTGCAACAGCGCCTATTTTTAATCCGCCGCCCGGAACATTTAAATCTAGTTTATCAACTTTTAAATACTCAACATAAGCAGAATCTGCTTTAAGGTATTTAAAATATGCTGAATCGGCTTGTAAATCTTTATTATAGAAAAGTCTATTTGTTGTCCAATAATTTTCATATTGTGTTCCGGCAGCTCCAGCCTGCCAGGTAAAAGATGCTTGGACAGGACCACCTACTGTAATGCCTGCTCCTGATGCAAATGCAGAGTCAGCGGCATTATCAGCCACAACAATGTTTTTATCTACGATCGTAACAGATGTTGAATTAATTGATGTTGTCGTACCTTGCACATTAAGATTACCAACAATATTAACATCACCTGCAATATCACCAAACGGATACGGATCGATTTTAATAGTAGCTGGACCACGATATTCTGGGCTATGTGCAATACCAAAACTATGATATAAAGAATGCCCGCTATCTACATCAAGTTGACTGATGTAGGCACTATTACTTTTTAATCTTGAGATATATGCAGAGTCTACGTCGAGTTGACTAATATAAGCGCTATCGCCTTTTAATCTAGAAATATAGGCACTATCAACATCTAACTGAGAAATGTATGCAGAATCACCCATTAGTCTTGAGATATATGCAGAGTCTACGTCGAGTTGACTAATATATGCAGAGTCAACCATTAGTCTTGAAATATAAGCACTATCAACATCAAGTTGAGAAATGTACGCACTATCGCCTTTTAATCTAGAAATAAATGCAGAATCTACATCAAGTTGACTAATATAACCGCTATCAACATCAAGTCTTGAGATATATGCACTATCGACATCGAGTTGAGAAATGTATGCAGAATCAGCCGTTAGCCTTGAAATATGTGCGGAGTCTACGTCTAAATCAAATATGTATGCTGAGTCAGCTGTAAATGTTCTAATATGAGCGCTATCTACATCTAATTTCCATATGAACGCTGAGTCTGCAGTTAAACGTTTTAAATGTGCGCTATCAACATCTAAATCTTTAATATAAGATGAGTCAGCAGTTAGTCCATGAACGTATAATAGATCAACTGCTTTTTCTGAGTCAAGAAGAAGAAATTTATTTCCAACCGCAATACCAGGATTTCCTGCCGCCTGCAAGAGAGACATATATTTTTCACCGCCTACCGCAGCTACTCGAGTTGCTATTTGCGGAACTGCAGTCGAGTCAACGGCTGGTCCCACACCAACATATAATGTTCCACCTGCGATACTATCATAATATGAATATGCTAATTCACCTAGTGCTAAACTTGACGGTGCAGTTGCCGTGCCTGATCTTTTAATCTGGATTATAGATGCCATGAAATAAACAACCTATCTAAATGCTTTATTATTTAATCTTATTTATATTGTTTAGAAGGTATCTCCACCATCTATTATTTGTGCCTTTAAGTGGCTTGTTGCGGTCCAGAATTCAGTGGCGGCATCAAATGCAATCATTGTTCCTTCTGGTATTTGACCGGCTGCAATTGCAGTATCACTTACATCTCTAAGGCTATTTCTAATTCTAATTTCTTTAATAGCTGGAAGAGGAGTTCCAACTTTAATGTTTTTAACGATTGTACGATTTGATGTTATTTTAATTGCCATATCGTTATCCTATGTTGTTACTTGAGGAGAAAGTGTTAATTTCCCTTCTAATATTCTTTCAACTACACCTATTCCAGTTGAACTATCAATTCCTTCTAATTCGACATCATAGACATATCTACCGGCTTTCATACGGGTTGTTTGTACATTTGTTAATGATATTTGTAAAATATTTTCTTGATTAGCTGGATTAAAAGCTGTACAAGAAAATACTTCAGCTGAATCAGTAGAGTTATAACTTTTTTTGATTTTTCCACGCATGTCATAAAATGCACCAAATTGGCCAGCGTCAGAATCCCAGTTAATTAGCTGCTTTCTACTACCATCAGGATTAAACAGTTCAAGCTGAATTACTACATCTGTTCCCTGGTCAATTGATAAATCTTCGTAGTGTGCCATAACCGCCCCTCAATATTGGTTTATACTATTTATAGCCTTTTGCCCTCACTTAACATAAACTATAGATAAATATGTTTATGCTATTTATACTATTTACATTACTGTAAAATCATGGTATAATAAAGAGTGTTCTTTAAAGGAGAGATGGGGGTATAATAATATAAATGATTGAAAAATTATTAGCATTTGGATCTAACCAATTAGAACTTAAATTAAAAATGAATCCTAAAAAATTTATCAATTGGACTGAAGAAAATTTTAATTATGTTAAATACAATCCTAGAAAAAAGAATAATAGATTTGGATTAAGCATAACTAGTTTAGATGGTGGCGTAACAGGAATTCCCGATTTAGATAGTATTCATGAATATAACTTTGAAAATTCTACATCATGGGAAGAAACTAGTTTTAATGTTCCCACCCCAGTTTTTGAATGGCCTGAATTAAAACTAATCGTAGATCCATGGAAAAATAAAATTTTTCGGTCTCATGTATTAAAAATAGAATCTGGCGGCTATTTTCCAGCACATAGAGATTCAAACAAACTAAATGTTAAAGTATTCAGATTAATAGTTCCTTTAGAAAATTGTAACCCGCCTGATACTAGATTTATGATAGGTGACAAAACCTTACACTGGAATCATGGTAATTTATACTTTATAAATACATTAAAAGAACATACTTTATTTAATGCATCTTCATTATCTAGTTATTGGATAGTATTTAACGTTATTCTAAATGAAGATAGCATAACTTCTATTTTAGAAAACTTAAAAAGATGTTAAAAGGATAAACTAATGGAATTAACATTAGCAATATTAATTGGTTTAATATGGAGTGAAATAATTTCTCACTTAGCAGCAAGTATACTGCTACATCGTCACTATTGTCATAAACAATTTAAAGTACCAGGATGGTTTGAAACAATTGGATTAGCTATGTTAATGATAGTAGTTATAAAATCTCCTATTGGTTGGATAGCATCTCATAGAATGCATCATCAGCATAGTGATGGCCCCAAAGATCCTCATGCTCCAAAATACGTAGGCTTTTGGAAAGTTTTAACTACTACTTGGAATCTTCCTAAAATTCCTTCGAAATATGCTCGAGATTTATATAAAAATCCTAAGCTGGTTTTTTGTCATAACCATTGGTTTAAAATAGTGTGTATAGTATGGATAGTCAGTTATATAATATCTCCGTATTTTTTTATTGCTTTTGCGTTAATTCCTTTTATTTTTGCTAAAATTGGTTTTGGATTATTAAACACTTTTGGACATGGAAATGGTCCTTTAAACGTTCCTTGGTTAAATTTATTTATTGCGGGTGAAGGTTACCATAAAAACCATCACGATAATTGGAAAAGAATTAGACTGCATAAATTTGATACTGGCGGTTGGCTTGCTGAGAAACTATTTAATAAATAACGTACGCATAGGAGATGTATAATGAAAAAGTGGAAAAAAAGAAATGAATTACCGGTGCTTAAGAAACTGGATATACAAATTGACATTAAAAGACTTAAAGATGAGTTAGCTCAATTTTCAGAAGGTAAAACCTGGGATGGCCTTGGATTTGATTATCAACATATGTGTGAAACCCATACTAAACTACCAAAAATGTTTTTTAATGAAGACGAATTAAAAAGCGTCGATTGTATTACAGAGCTTAATTGGGAAGATGCTAGTTATCAACAATTAAGTCTTGTTGAATTTGACAAGTCGTATGACTTATCCCAGCGCGAAGAAAAATCAAACACCGTATGGGACAATAGAATTGCAAAAGGTGACCCTGTAGCAGATGAGCGCTGGTATCGTAAAATGAAAGATGACGTTCCTGAATACATGCGCGAGATTTTCGGCATGTTTAATGGAGCACATAGAACACGATTTGCACGTTTACAAGCTGGAAGCAATATTAAACCTCACATCGATTACGATACTCAATACGGCATTAGATTGCACATCGCAGTTGATACTAATAAAGAGTGTTATAATGGTGGATTTGATAAAGATGGAAATGAAATAAAATATCATATTCCTGCAGACGGATCAGTGTGGTTTATTAATCCTGGTTATAAACATTACGCAGTAAATAACGGGCCGACAGCGCGTGATCATTTAATTATTAGTATTGATAGTCAAGAAGTAATTAGTGAAGTTTTAGATATAAAGGACTAATCGAAAATGACTAACAACATAGATTTTTTAGATATTGCATTTCTTCCGATAGATTTACCTTTAATTCCTAATAAACATTCTATAATTAAGAATTTTGAAACCGAGTTTGTCTATGGCTGGTGGGATGCGATCCGGTTGTTTGAAAAAACAAAAAACTTTGAACCTACTGATAAATGGACACAAGAAATAATAGAAAAATATCCTGAACTTAAACAATGGATGATTGACCATATACCTTTTACTGATTATATCCATGCAAAAATGATGAAATCAAAAGACGTAGTTCATCCTCATGTCGATTATCAAGATCCAAATAGAAGACCCGATGTTTTTGATCATTTAAAGAAAAATGAACCAAGTTCATATAGACTAGTTATATCAGGAGAAAGAAAAAATACTGTATACGTTTCAAAAAGCGTAGATAGTAAAATCGAAGATAGGATTTATCCAATTTTACCAGAAACTACTGACGTCTATGCAATGCCATACACTGATCAAGTTCATGGTGTTGATTTTCAATCCGATAGAATTATTATAATTACAAATGGATATATAGATATAGAAAAACATCAAAATCTTTTAACAAGAAGTTTAGAAAAATACGGAGATTACTTAGTTAAAAGATCTGATTTAAAGTGATAACAATAGAGAGATATTATGATAAATGGGATTTTGACCTAACACATTTTAGACATAAGGTTTATAATGAACTAGGCGCATCGGCTAGCATAGATTTTTCTTATAACGAACTTGTTAACAAGTTTTATAATAACAAGTTTATCGAGGAGATCTATAAGTTTAGTAACAAGAAATGGGATAAAACTTATTTTGATTGTATAGAAGCTATTAAGATTAACGATCAGATCGTTGGTATATCTGGCGCTGCAATACACAATAATAGCGTTAGAATCTTAATGCATCGGTATTCTTTGTTTGAATTCCGGCAGATAGCAAACAATTATACATGGCATAAAGATGGAGTAATAGATCAGCATCTTGATTATGCTAAAAATATAAACAAACAAGCTATATTTTTTACAATATATGAACATAATAAAACTCTTAAAGTGTTTAGTAATTATTTAAAAAAACGCAAATCAAATAAAAACAAACCTCTATTAGGAAAGTTTGAATATTTTAATAAGCCAGTATTATTTAACAATACGCTACAAACTATTTTCTATTATAAAATTAACAGCAATTATAATTTTGCATTGAAGGAGATATTATGAAAGGTATTTTAGGCAAGTCATACTTTAACGCTGATGAATATACTAACGCAACAAAATTAGATTCCCTTAGACTTAAAATATACGAAGGTATTGCAAAAAGTAAGCCGTACGTTTCTGAATATTTTAATTCAGAGTTTGAGTTTCTTGATCCCAATGACTTGCATAATATAGTAAATTATGTTGGAAAGCCATTAGTTCCTCTTTTTCCTAAGAATAACGAAATTATAAGTATGGATGATTCATCAGAATGTAAAAATATATACACCAAACTAGAGCCAGAACAACAACGAATATTTCTTAAATTAATGGGCGGAAGCCAGCCGTTTAGTACATTAGTATTATGGGAAAAGGGTGACTGGACAGAAAACGCAAAATTGTTTCCTGAATTAGTAGAATGGTCTAAATGTTTGCCATTTAAAACTATTAAAAAAGTTGTATTTTATATAGTGGAATCAATGAATCCTACAGTGATTCACGCTGATAAACATACGCCAGATGATCAGTTTCATAAGTCAGAATTTCTATGGTTTAAAATAACTCCAGAAAAATCATTCTTTATATACGATACTGATACAAATAAAAAAATTAATATTACCTCCACATCATGTTTTTTTAATGAGCGAGATTATCACGGCGCCGATGCTATAAACCATCTAGCAGTTAGCATGAAAATTTGGGGAACATTTAGTGACAAATTTAGATCAGAGACAGGATTAACCGGTGAATATTGATTTTTCTAAAATAGCATGGATGCCAGTAGACATCCCAAAATTTAAATTTAGTAAGTTTATTGTCGACGAATATGTTGAACAATCTATTCCTTTTGCTCATGGTTTACAGCGATTTACTGAAAAACGCAAAGATTATGGTAAATCAAAATGGATAGATTCTATGTCTGTTAATCAACTTAAGCTCAAGGAATACTTAAAACAACATATACCCATTAAAGAATTAGTAAATGTAAAAATTCACAGAATGGATTCTGCAGGACCACAACATAGACATTTAGATTTCTTTTACCCTGAAGTTAATCCTGATCTATATAAACATAATCTTGAATGTGAGCCATGTGGATACAGAATGATTTTACAAGGAGAAGTGAAAAATCCTTTAGCTATTGAAGTAGGTGAAAATGTTTTTCATCCAGAACTGCCTGAAGATACTGACTGGTATGTCATGGGGCACACAAACATATGGCATTGGAATAGTATATATGATCCAAATAGATACATTATGTTTTTACATATATGGCTAGATAAAAAACAACACTTTGATTTATTAGAAAGAAGTTATAAAAAATACGGAGATCACATAATATGGATACCTTAAAAAATGATATTGTGCCGATTGGTGATTTCGAGACAATTCCAGTTAATGTGACTGGTGATTACTTAAAGTATCCAGCAGTAGTTAGTATCGCTGGGCCGTTTAACACCGCCATACTTTTTGAGGAATACATCAATACCTTTAAAAGCTTGGAAAATAATTTCTTAAATTCTCTTGAAGATATATTAATAGATGCTACACCAAAAGAAGTAAAAAAACATCTAGTGAAATTAGGCTGGAATGGCAACGACTATATTTCGTATTCATTACGTAAATTTGGCACAAATATTTTAAAAGATGAAGTAATGAAAAATACTAAATCTGTGCTTGAATCTTTTGGACCAACATTTAGGCAACAATATATGTGCGCTGCTCCGAAAAAACGACTTAAACCACATATAGATAATTTAAATTGTGAAGTTCATGGATTTAAAATCCATATACCTATTAGTACAAAATATCACGTGTTTGTTAAAAATAGTATCAATGAAAAATTTGGTGTGTATGTGTTAGAACCAGGATATGCATATTATTTAAATAGTTGTTTACCGCATTTTGTTGCAAATCCTTATGACGAAACTCGTGTGAATTTATCTTTTCAATTAGCGTCAGATAAACTCATCCAAAATGGCGATAAGATGTTTAATATAAGACAACTAGAAGACGAGGAAAATGAAAATGAAATTTACGCAATATGCTAAAAAGATATTTTTTCCAGTTCATCTTATAATGCTTTCCACATTACCAGTATTATTCGATAATTGGCATTACATAAGTTTTGGAATTTTTTTCTACTTATTAACTTCCCAGTTTGGTTTTGAACTTGGATTTCATAGGTATTTAACACATCGATCATTTAAAATGAAAGAATGGACAAAGAGGATTGTATTATACCTTGGTTCTATTTCTGGCTTGGGATCTCCTATATTTTTTGTATGCATGCACCGAAAACATCACGCACACGCTGATACTGATGATGACCCACATAGCCCTAATAGCGGATTGATAAAATCTAGTTTATATAGCACATATTTGGGAAAGCTTGAACAAATAAACGTTTTTCAAGCAAGAGATGTGATGCGTGATTCGTATGTTATGTGGCTAGATAGAAACTTCTATAAAATCTATTGGACAACATTTATTACATTACTAATTATCTGGTGGCCTATTGCTGTGTTTGGAATGATTTATGGAACTGTAATAACTATTCATAGTTTTAGTTTGCTAAACGTAGTATTAGTACACCACACAGACAAACATGACAAAGGGTATAAGAATTTTGAAAGAAAAGATAATTCTACTAATAGACGATTAATGTCTTATCTACTATGCTGGTATAGTTGGGGAGGGTTTTTGCATAACAACCATCATCACTATCCTAATTCATGGCATATGGATCATAAACCTGGAGAATTCGATTTAGGAAAATATTTTGTTAAATTAATAAAATCAGATTAATGACTTATGCTATAATTTCACCAATGAGATCAGGTAGTACTTTTCTTTTCAGGATGCTACGTGATTTTTCGTCTGATTATAATATTAAATTAAATGATGAATTTTTTAATACTGTATATCCAGGTTGGAGTTCTATTGATAACGGCGAAAGATTATTAAAAAGTAATAGAGAATATTTTCCATTAAATGAAGAAATTGAATATAGAATAAATTTATTAAAAAAATATAATTGTAAAAATACTATTAAAATTATTTCTACTCATTTAAATCTTAGAATAATAAAATTTATAGTCAAGAATTATGATATAATTCTTCTTGATAGAGAAAACAAATACGATCAATATCTCTCTTATATTTTAGCATTTCACAGTGATGTATGGAATAAAAAAAATAATGAAAAACACATTATACCACCGTTTGTATGTCCAATTGAATATGCATTAAACTTTTTTCAAATAGAAGAGCAATGGCAAAAAGATAAAAATTATATATTGAGCATATCAAATCCAATAATACTTAATTATGAAAAATTATCTATTGATCCAATACAGTATTTAGAAATAAATGGAATAAATACTAGAAAGTTTAGTATCTATTACGAACATATTCATAAATTAAATTTAGAATTTTCTAAAGAATACTATATAAAAAATATAAATGAAATCAAAGAAATTTTTAAAAAAAGGATATTATAATGGGATTATACACACATTATCCAGACTTACCGGATCTTCCACAAAATCTTGTAAATCAAATAACCGAAGAAAATGTTAGAACGACTATTAATACTTTTGAAGCTAGAGATGGAGAAAATTACGAAATTCCATGGTATTCTTTACATCAACCTAGCTCTGCAATTATAGATTATTTGTCTCCACATTTTGCAAATAATATGAAAATAAAAATACAACTTATTACTAGAGAATTATTAATACATAAAGATAAGGGTAGAGCTGCAGCTTTTAATTATATTATTAAAAGCGGCGGAGAAAATGTTAGTACAGTTTGGTTTGACGATGATAAAAACGAAATTGAAAGAGTTGTATTACCTGAAAAACAATGGTATTTTTTAGACCTAAGCAAGTTTCATAATATATACGATATAACAGAAACTAGAATTGCAATCACAATATTTGAATCTGCAGAAACTGAATAGGATTAATTATGATATCTGATATTAAGCTATTAAGTAATCATGGCCAGTACTTATATCTTAAAGATATAAGGCCTTCATGGTTAGTTTTATTTTTCTATCCTAAAGATGATACGCCGCACTGCACACGTGAAAGCATAGAATTTGAAAATTCTTTAGATGATTTTAAAAAACTCGACACTATAGTTGTTGGTGTATCTAAAGATAGTATTGAAAGTCATAATGATTTTGCAAAAAAATATTCATTAACTATACCACTTTTATGCGATAGTAATAAAATTGCTAAAGAGGCATTTAAAGTAGAAAACCGATCTACATTTTTAATAAATGAAAAATCAGAAATAGCATACGAATGGAGAAACGTAAATGTTGATGGCCATGTCAATGATGTTCTTTTAACATTAAAAAAATTAAAATTATGATTTCTTTATATGTTTTAAGACTAATATGGTTAGTATCCCATGTCGCTACTGCATTTGCATTATTTACATTTGATTTTAAATATTTAATATATGGATTAATCGTCGGATTATTTTTTCATGTTATTGGACAAGGTGTTTCTTTACATAGATATTTTGCTCATCGAGGCTTTACTGTGTCCAGAATTACTGAAATCGTGTTAATTTTTATAAGTATTCCGTGTGCTTTAGGTTCTCCACTATCATGGGTTGCATTACATAGACACCATCATAAAACTTCAGACACTTTAGAAGATTCACAAAGTCCACATCATCATTCTATATTGAGCATATGGCTTTGTACATATTTAGGGAAAAAACCAGTAGGATTTAAAACATTAAGAGATTTAATACACGATAAAATTCAAATATTTGTTCATAACAACTACATATATTTATTATTACTATGGGGCTTTATTATTACCAGCATCAGTGGTTTAATTGGATTAATAATATTCTTCTGTATACCAATAACAGTTGTTTTTACTAATACAATGTTAGGTAGCATAATTGTTCATAAATGGGGATATAGAAATCACGATACGTTAGATCATTCATATAATTCTTTTTTAGTTAGCATTTTAACATTAGGCGATGGTTGGCATAATAACCATCACGCAAATCAAAAAAAATATACTCATGGTGAACAATGGTGGGAATTCGACTTGCAAGCTAAAATCATAAATTGGATAAAAATATGAACAATCTAGATTTAAAGAGGATAATTAAAGAATCTCAACACTGTCAAAGAAATTGGGATTTAACAAAAAAAATTCCAGCAGAACATATTGATATATTAAAAACCGCTGTTAAAGAATGTCCTTCTAAACAAAACAGAGTGTTCTATAGTCCTGTGTTTATTACAGACAGCGATGTTATAGAATATATATTAGAAACTACTAAGTCTTTTGTTTATCAATTCGACCCTCGCTTAGCTGTTACTAATTCTCAAATCATGGCTAATTTGCTTGTAGTGTTTATTCGCGATAGAGATTATTCAGAAAAACCTAGAACAGAAGTTGAATACGCTATGGGGATTACTGATGGTAAAAATATTAAATTAAATCCTGGAGCTTTACTTGATGAAGGTAGAGCAGTGGGGATAGCTTCTGCATACCTTACACTTACTGCACATCTTCTTGGTTATAAAACAGGTTTTTATAACGCACAACATAGTATGCCAGAAATAAAAGAAATGTTTGGAGAAGAAGTATTACTTATGGTAGGAGTAGGATTCGAAGATCATGCAAGAAATAGTCGTGAACATCATTTTGATTCAAGTTTTATATTTCCAAAAATGTCTAAAAAAATAATAGTTAAAGATGGAAATAGTATGCGAAAACATATCTTGTCCGTTGATATTTCAAAAGTTATTTAATCTTATGAAATCAATTAATTTGTGTATAAGTCATAAGTGTACTTTAGAATGCTCTAAGTGTTTAAGAAAAACTTATAGAACTAATAATTTAAAAGTTCCAGGTTGTGATTTATCTTTACACGAATATAAAAAAATCATTAATTACTTTGATTCTATAATTTTTTGTGGCAATGCTTCTGATCCTGTAATGAATCCAAACCTTATTAATTTTCTAAAATTAAATTATGAAAAAAATATTTTCTGTGAAGTGCATAATGCAGCAACAGGTAAAAAAATATCATGGTATGAAAAGGCATTTAACGCAAATAAAAATGCAACATGGATATTTGGTTTAGATGGATACCCCGAAGATAGTCACAAATATCGTATTAACCAAGACGGAGAAGCATTATTCGAAGCAATGAAGTTATGTGCATCGATGGGACTCAACTCTACATGGAGATATATAGTATTTAAGTACAATGAAAATGATATAGAAAATTGCGAAAATATAGCTAAACATTATAATATTAAATTTGAATTAGTAAAATCTAGTCGGTTTGTTAAAAATGATTCTTATAAACCAACTAAGTATTATATAGAAAGAAATTATGGTAGTTCCAAAATGTCTAAATGCTGATCATCAATTAGGTCACACTGCTCGTGGATATATATTACCGTGTTGTTGGGCCGACCGTCCTGAACTTTTTGAAGGTGATATGAAAGATCTTGTCAAAGAAAAGTTTAAGTTAACTAACATTGAAAAGATTGAAGATGTAATAGAATCAAAAGAATGGATTAATTTTTATAATAAATTAAAACATGGCAATGGTGCAAAGATTTGTTATATTTATTGTAATGGTGATAAAATAAAAGAAATCACCAGACTTAAAAGAAAGAAATGATATGCCTTATAAAATAAAGAGACTAAAACCAATGGTCGATTTATCTACTTATTGTAATGCTGCATGTCCACAATGCCATAGAACAGATCAAGAAGATATTTCTAAGAAAAACTATTGGCTTCCTCTTGTACAATGGTCATTGGAAACCTTTCAAAAAAGATTCCCTACACGAGATTTTTATTTGTACAAACAAATTATCCTATGTGGTACATGGGGTGATCCAATGATGAATAAAGATATTTTAGAAATAATTACATATATTTTAGAAAGTTCAAGACGAGTTAAAATTTTAATTAATACAAATGGCAGTATGAGAAATGAAGAATTTTGGTGGAATTTAGGAACCTTAAATTATAAATATAATCTCAGACTAACTGTAGTCTTTGCTATAGATGGAGCTACTCAAGAACAGCATGCCACTTATAGAAGAAAAACTGAACTCGATAAAGTTCTACTTCATATGAAAGCTTTTACTGAATCAGGCTCAGAGGCAAAAGTATATACTGTGGTATTTAAACATAATGAAAATGATATTAAAAAAATAGCAAAATTAGCATACGACAATGGTGCTTGCTACATGTATATTTGTCCGTCAAATAGATTCAATAGAAACTTAGACCCATTTAAATTCGTGTACGAAGATAAAGTAGAAACTTTATACGCTCCAGAAAAAATTACAAAATTTACTGAATTGCTTCTAACAAAAGAAACAGACAATTTGCTTGAAGCAAAAAGGATACTAGTATGAAAACTAAAGAAATAAGATGTTCTTTCTTTAATAATAATGAATATAACGTAAACCCAGATGGTCAAGTCTATCCTTGTTGTTTTTTTGCAAATACAATATATGTTGCAAAACAATTTGGTTATCCTAAGAAAGGAACTATTGATCCTAGAAATACCGATCAAGAATCTATACAAAACGGTTTACAAAATTCTGAAGCTATTGCTACTGGAGTTGAAGATCGTAATCCAATGTATAAAACATATATAGAAAATGAAGATGAATATAATCTAGATAATAAAAGTATTTTACAAATTTTAAATTCTGATTGGTATAATGAATTAGAAGAATTAAGAGAAGATTGGAACACCGCTCCACATGTTTGCAAAAAGCATTGTACTGTCGAAAGATGAAAAATTTCTGCGCTGCTCCGTTCACTCATATTTCTATAGATCCAAGAGGGGTACTACTCCCGTGTTGTCGATATAAAACACCTTTATCAAATTTAGATAATGAAAGAATAGATGAAGGCTGGAACAATCAAAACTTTCAAGATTTAAGAACTCAATTTTTAAATGATGAAAAACCTGCAGCATGTTCTGACTGTTGGACTGCTGAAGAATCAGGCAATGAAAGTTTAAGAAGTGTAATTAATGGATGGGCCAAAGATAAAAAATTTAACTCTCCTATAGTAGAAGATAATCCAATATATTTTGAATTTAAAACTACAAATGTTTGCAATTTAAAATGTAGGATGTGCGGATCATTTAATTCAAGTCAAATAGCAAAAGAAACTGAAACAATTGAAGTACGTAAACATTTTCTAAAACACAAAATCATAGATACACATCATGAGCCAATCGTAAATGAATGGTTGAATGACGCTAAATATATTCTTTTTGCGGGTGGAGAACCTTTTGTAAACGAAGAAATTAAAAAGATTATGACTTATATTGATAAACATGGTCTTAATAAAATTAAAACTTTAATGGTAACAAATGGCACGCATTGGAATGATAAGTTTGTAAATCAATTAAAATCTTTATCTAATTTAGATATTCGAATTAGTTTAGATGATATTTACGAAAGAAATGATTATCAAAGAGAAGGATCTGATTTTAATATTATTGAAAAAAACTTTATCAAATTTACAAAAAACTTTTATGGTAAAATCATGTTTAACTGCACCATGAATTGGTATAATATATATTACATCGATGAATTTTTAGAATATGCAGATGATTTCAACACACCGGTATCAATTCAATATGTAGAAAGTCCTTCATATTTAAACATAGCTAATTTACCAATAGATGTAAAAGAAATTATTTGCAATAAATTTAAAGATACTCAAGATGAAAGAATAAAAAAAATCATGAGACGCATGATGCTTGACGGAGAAAACCACATAAATAAGTTTTATGCTCATATAACTAAATATGATAAAATGAGAAACAATGATTTTGCAACAGCGTTTCCTAAATGGAATGAGATATTAGAAAATGAGTTACGGTCAAACAACACCATGTAATGCACCTTTCAATAACATGTATATTCAACTTACTGGTAGAGTAGCTCCTTGTTGGAAACTTCCAGGATCGTGTGATATGTGGGGCAAAGACAGATCACTAATGGATATATGGAAAGGTGATAAGTTCCAGAAATATCGAGATGCTTTACAGGAAAATAAATTTTTAAATAGATGTATTGAATGTAAAAAAGATATTGATGACGGCGTATGGCCTCTTGCAAAAGCATATCAGAATTATCCAGTAAATAATATGCCTTCCATGATGGAAATTGAATTAAGCAATCAATGCAATCTAGAATGTATTATGTGTAGTGGAATTTTAAGTAGTGGTATTCGAAAGAACAGAGATAAGCTTCCACCATTACCGCAAATCTTTGATAATACGTTTTTAGAACAAATGAAAGAATTTATACCACACCTCACAGAGTTGAGAGTAAACGGCGGTGAACCTTTTGCGCAAAAAATATTGCTCGATCTTCTTGATATTGTTGGAGAATTAAAACCGGAATTGAAGGTTAACATTGCGACAAATGGAACGGTTTATAACAAAAGAGTTCAAGGTATTCTTGATAAATGCAATATCCATTTAAACATTAGTATAGACAGTTTAATACCTCGAAGATATGAAGAAATTCGTATAAACGGTTCTTTTGATACACTAATGAAATATTTTAAAATATTTAAAGAATATTGTCATAGTAACAAAAGAAATCTTTCAATTATGGTAAATCCAATGAACATGAATTGGGAAGAAATGATTGAATTTGTACGATTCACTGAAAAACATAATTGCACTTTATGGTATAACACAGTTCTATATCCAACGCATGTCACGATAAAACATTCTTCTTCTAAGGATTTACAAAAAATTATTTTATATTTAAATAAAGAGATTAAAAAAGTTAAAGGTTATCGTAACTATAGTGAAGCCGAAAATTTAATTAATTTAATAGAAGTTTGGTATTTAGATTCAGTTGATGGAACAACGATATCACGTGGGGTATAATACTGCAATCGGCTTATTGTATATTCGCGTAATATTTTCCCAAGATCCATAGGATCCGATATAGCATTTTGATTGTTGAATAATTTTAATTTTCCTAATTATTTCACTTACATTGTCAAAATTCCGACTATCACCTAAATCAATTACATCAACTAATTCTGCTTTAACTTGAAGAACTTTTTTTAAATATGCAGGATCTTTATTATTTTTATTATCACTTGCTAATATCCAAGAAGAAGTTATATATTTTTCACGGTAATATGGATTAGGTTTTAAATATTTTTGTACTAAATCATATGAATGATTGTATTGATAATCGTTTATATCTTCAGGGTCTAAATCGCCAACATAGAATTTATTATTTTGATTAAACATATATTCGTACACCGGTAAATATTCTAGAACTTTTCCTGGTGAATCAAAGCTGTTATTTAAAAAGGATAAATCTCCTTCATAAAAATGATCTGCCCATACTAGTCTTTTTAAACTGCCATATAATGCAGTTGTAAATTTTTTGTTAACCATTTTTATATCCTTTCGCTAAAGTGTTGCTTTAGCAAGCAATATATCATTTTCTATAGTATTAATAGTATGCGCATATTCATTGTATATTTCTTTTAGATCATCATAGTTACTAACAATTTTCTTTCTGTCTGGATGTTTTCTTAGTGGTATATTTCTTTTAAAATTATATTCCTCGTATAATACAATTTCATTCGTCCAATCTAAAATTTTATCTAAAAACTTATTATATTTTTTTATTCGATATTCTAATACTGTAATAAAAAATTCTTTGGATATAGTATGCGTATCAGTACTCATATCATTGTGCCAAGTTCCAATTTTTTGGCCCAAACAATTACTCAAAGAGCTGTCAAACATATTTCGATATAAAAATATTTTTCTTTTAGATTTTATATCAAAATAAGACTCATTAAAATTTTTCCAAGTTATTAAACATTTCACTATCACTCGTTTTCCGGTACCAATATTAATAGCATCAATAACTTGGGGTGGCTTATATATTTGCTCATTCCAAAATTTGGGACTTGGGTTTCCATAATCTTGACTAAAACATTCTCCTAAATTTATTTCAACTGTGCTATTATAGTTATTTCTTTTTATGCTTTCAATAAAAGCAGTACTTCCATTTCTATCAGCAGTTATTACAACGGTGTTATTATAATTTTCCAAACTAAGTCCTTCTGTCATTCATATATATATGATATAATATTACGAGGAATAATAATGAAAAGAATTATCTTTAGCATATATATTGATATACCAGAAAAAGAATTAGATTGGCAGCCTCCGTTTAAAGGAGAAACCGAATCTAAAAATGATAAATCAAAAAGAGAATTTGCTCTATATAAAAACTGGTTAGCTGAAAGACAAAGATCATACGCCGATTCTATTGGAATAGAATATAGATTATATCAATATGATGATCAATGGAAAGCATTTGATAGTGAATATAAACGAAAATATCCATTCTTAACTACGTATAACATTGTTAATTTTTATAAAATTCATCTTATGTACGTTCTTAAAGAAGAATTTGAAGAAATATTATATTTAGATCTTGATGTTCTTCCTATTACGAAAGAGAATTTTTTTGATGCATGGAATTTAACAGCCGGAATAGTTATTAGAGCCGAAAGACCTTATGCTATAGGCGTGCAGGATGAATTAGATAATCCGGATACTATACGCAGATTAGAAGCTGATCGTTTAGATGGAAGAAAATATGCAAGTGTAAGAAGTCCTACTGCTAAATACTGGAATTCAAGGGCAATGATGCAAGAATTAACATTTCAAGCTCCGAAAGAAATATGTGTGTTTAATACCGGTATCGTTGGCATAACAAAAACACAACTAGAAGAGTTAAATTATTTTGATAAGTTTGATGAGTACTTAGAGATAATGACGGAATTAAGAGAAGACGAATTTTCATTATGGCCTAAGTATATTCAAGAAATATTTGGATGGGATAATGAAACATTGTTTGCAGTAAAATGCTATGAAAATAATGTTAAAATTAATAAAATAAATAGAAAGTGGCATTGGTTCATGGACAATTTTAATTTTGTTCCTGAGAAAACTGCATTCATACATATAATCAATAAAGAATTTAAGTGGGCAAAGGTTTGGTATGAAAAGAATTGTTTATAGCATATATAACGGCTGTGTTGAGCAGACAGCAATAAGTACGAACAAATATAAGTTATCTCAATTTATAAAATATAAAGATAACCTTAAAGAAACTCAACGCGCATATGCTGAAAAATGTAATGCTGAATACGTTTTGCATGAAACAGACATTACTAATTATGATTCAATTCAGTTTGAAAAAATATTTCTACTTGAAAAATATGCTGAAGAGTATGATGAGATATTATACTTAGATTTTGATATTGTTCCACATATCTTTAAAGATATTTTTCAATCAGTAGATTTAACTAAAATATCAATGCATCCTTTAAAAAGAGAATTAACTAAAAAAGAAATTGCATGGGAAATTCGAAATAAAAATAATAAAGATCATCTACACTTGTTTGATCAACATAGCGTTTTTTGTAAAACAGCTGCAAAAAATTCTATGTTATTATTAGATGGGATATCTGGACATAATAAACTTTATAATACTGGAGTGATAATTGGAGATTCTCAGTCTATAAAAAAACTAGAATTTTCTAGACACTTAGAAGAAATGAAAATTATGCTAAATGAAGCTCAAACTGATTGTATGTTTCCAGAAGAAATATCTAAATACTTTTTTCATAACAACGAAGTCTTTATTAGCTATCTCCTTGAAAGATATAACGTTCCGCATAACGATTTAGAAATACAGTGGAATTTTATATTAGATCCTTTATATCCAAATGTAAACGAAGCGGCATATTTTATTCATCATGTCAATAAAGAATTTGGTTTATCCTTCGACTAATCTATACATTTTACAAGCAACTTCAATCGCAGAAACAAAATCCGTAGCTTTTCTTAAATCTTTTTTCAGTTCTCGATCAGTACATTGTTTTATAATTTCATTTTCAAATAATTCCATTTTTAAGAAAAACAATTCTTCTTTTTTCTCTGGATTAAATTTAACAAATACACCAGCAATTACTTTCCACACGTCAGCTGACATTATATCAGCCTTGTCATAAACTAGATTTCTCTCTTTTGCAATATCTACTACTAGATCTTTAAAGGCAAGATCTGAAGCTCTAATATTTTCATATGTATTCTCATGTATTTTATCGATAGTAATATGAGTTAATAACTCGTTCCAAGCCGCATTGCATTTTTTCACTTCGGTGATGTTTTCAATAATATCAGAAGTCTCCTCATTGAGCCAATATGATTGTACATTCATTCTTTGCTCATCAATAAAATGAGCTGTTACAAATTTATGGTCTTTCATTATTTTTCTCCTATTATCATAAATCTATTATATTTACCTAAGTTTAATTCACCGCAGTAATAAATTTTAGATAGTGTTGGTTGTAGATAATTCTTAAATTCTTCTAAGTTTTCTGAACAGTTAATATGAGAATCCACTTCAAAATAATCATTCGATTGTATTACGATGTATTTATAACTACACATATTGATTATACTAACTAAATCTTCTTTGTCAATGTGCTCTCCACTTGTAGTAATGAAAACATCTCCGCCTTTAATACTGGCTATAGCCATGTCCATATCATAAAAATTAATACCCTTGTCTTTAAATAATACTTTACCTAAAGTTGAACAATATTCATCAATATCTGAAGAAATAACTGTATTGTTTTGAAACTTTTGCTTTATTAAATACGCTATTAAACCATACCATCCACCTGCGCAATGTATAATTCCATCTCCATCGTAAACTTTTAAAAGCTCATCAACTAACCATTGTTTACCAATCCAATGATTAGGCTTAAGTGAATGAACTAAATCTTTTATTCTGAACAAATCGACATGGCCGTACATCGATTGATCATAAAGTTTTTCGACGGCTGAAAGACCGTTACTTAATATTTCAACGTTTTGCATGTGTAATCACTTCATCTCTTATATAATCAAATGGAAATGTAGAATGCTCAAATTCTTCATGAACAATATATCTATCTATTCCTACGTATTTTCTTAAATAATAATCCTTTAAACCAGAACTAATAAATTTATTCCAAATTTCATGTATTTTTTTGTTATTGCTATTCCAACAAAGAACTGATGAATTAACAGAAACGTTAAAATGATGATGTGAATGATTTAGCATATCAATTTTATCTTCTCGACTAACCATAGTCAAAGTATCCCAATTCACTTTATCTAATACGTAGAATGGATTTGAATTGATATTTAAATCTAAATCAAAAAACATGTTATTTCCTTGAATAGGAAAGTCTTTATTAAACATTGCTAGTTTATTCCACCATTTTTTTAAAGCTGGTTTAGGTGGAATATCTATAATATTAATATTTGAATTGATATTAGATGAATCTTCGGTATAGCAATAAAAGGCATTATCTGCATACTGATTTAAAGATTGGTATAATTTATTTACATCATCACTAGAGTATTTAGTACCCCACTTCACAAAAATTATATTCATTTTGCTATATGAGATAATACCGTTAGAAGAGTTTTTGATTTTTTAACTTTATTTAAAAGAGTTTTATTTTCAGCAACGTGTGGTAATTCACTAATTTTTTCTATTTGTGTTTTAACAATACTTGTATTTTTATTATTTTTCATTATAAATTCTATTACACTATCACCTGAATTTTTAGATGCATTAATTTTTTCTACGTCTTTTAACTGTTTTTCATGCATTAATTTAACACCAGTATATTTTGTAATAAATTCTAATTGAAGTTTTTCAATTTTTTCGTTCCATGAATTAATGATATCCTGGCTTTTAGCATCGAGCTCAGCTTTATTTCTATCATGCTCTTTTTCTATTTTATCGAGCTCTTCTCTTACTTTTACTCTAGTGTTATATGTTAAGGCTTCATGTAAAGCCCTAGATTGTTCTTTTTTCCATTCAGCACTAGCCTCTGTAATTTTTTCATTGTCCCATCCGACATCTATTAGTTGTTTATGTTGAACAGAATTTGTTTCAATAAAAGTTTCATAGTTATTGTCACCATCTTTTATTAATACTAAAATAGTGTCCTGTTGCTCATTTGTCCATCTTACTTCAACTATATTTTCTTTTTTAAACATATCGTTATGCCTTATAAATTCTTAAATAGTGCGTCGCGGCTGTTACTGCAGTACCATCTGGAAATTCCTGTGCCCTATAGTCATTAGCATTCACAAAACGAGTTTGATAATCTCCAGAACCATTTAAAATAGTATTTGTCATACCTGAACCTCGCGCATTCCCAGCTCCATTCATTCTATATCGTATTTTATTTCCTGTTATTTCCGATGCAGTGTGACGAATACAATTTAATAATATCGCATCGGATTGTGCTGTAGTATATTCTTGTAAATTAGCATCTGCATTTCTAATATATATTGGCTTCGGATGTACAACTGCATCTCCAGAATTAGTTTTAAATAAATAAAAGTTTGTAATAGTAATTGGCTGATCTAATGTTTCAGTTATTCCTGCAGCCGTGTACAAACTTGTGTCAGCTCTAGTATCGGTATAAACTGGCGTTGTGCTTACAATAGTATGATCAGTTAATGTAGTTGCGGTATGAATTCTATATGTTCCAGGTCTATCAGTGCCATCTATTAATAAATCAATGGTTGGATTTATAAATGTGTCATACATATCTGTTAAAGTCATCGCTTGAATATTTCCGCCATTATTAAAAATTGGAAATGCTACACTATTAGTATCAACTGATGCAGTAGTATCATCAGTTGCCTCATCTATTCTATCATATGTAACAGTTACTGTTGACGGTTCAGCCGTGGTTGCTTCTGTTGGAGTAGAAACCGGATGAGTACTCATAGCCCCGGCTTGCAACCTCGTATCAGTAATAGCATCTAAACTACCATCGGTAGCAACTTGAGATAATGTAACTGACGGATTGGTTCCATACAAATACATTATTTGAGATTTAATATTATCAATATCAGCGGTAGACATCTCAATAAGATTATTACTCCCATCAAGTTTAAGTGGAGTTCTTACTGCCATAATTTATGATCCCGCACCGTATAAAGTCTTTACAGCAGTACCAGCAGAATTATATATCACTAAAGTAACAGCTGAATGCAAATTAGTTGATGTAACAAGCGCCCAATCAGCCGATGTACCGTTTGATATTAAAGATTGATTGGCATGACCATCTTGTGGTGGCACCGCAGCACCAGGTGCTATCATCCCAGCTGTCACTTGAAGTGAACTTAAATTTCCAATGCTATCTCTTCCAAGAACTCTATCTGCGTCAATTAATAAATCTGTCGGTCCAGCTGCACTACCAGTAGCATTTACTTTAACTGTATTCGCCGGCATGTTAGCTAGCTTATCGTTAGTTACTTGATCATTTGATATCATAGCAGTTTGAATTTGCACTTCTTCAATTGTTCCAGCTGATGTTTTACCAAGCACTCTATTTGCAGTTACAATGTCTTGCATCTTATCATAGGTTACAGCATGTTCTTGAATTGTGACCGCGCCGGCATTTGTCATAAGAACATCTTGAGATAAAGCTGCAGATGTAAAACCTGTTCCA